ATTTTGTGTTAAGTATATATTGGATTTAGATATTGAAGGAGGTGGCGAAGAATCGTATATATTTGATGTGTGTTATATATTACAATTTCAGAAACATATAACAGAAAAAGAATTAATGGATTTAATAACTACTTAAAAATTTTAGATAGAAATAAAACTATTTATTAATGTCTCTTGGATTTCCTCTTGAATTTTTTGGATCTTTTGGATCTTTTGGACTTTCGTGTTCTTCTTTTACCGCCCCCTAGATATTTTCCTATTTCATGTCGTAGTTCATAAGGCATTGTTCCATCACCTACATTCCCTACATCTTTTTCACTCATAACCATAGCTAGGTTTTTCCTATCTTCTTGTCTTTTCAAATGTTTTGGAATAGTTTGTGCGACAATATTTTGTTTTAATAAAAAATCGTCTTTTTTCTTTTTTATTTCTATGTGTTTTTCTATCAAATAAGGAATACCAGATTGGTCTTGGTCGTCTTCTTCCAGGTCTTCAGCCAGTGACTGTTCCTCGTTTGTTACATCAGCGCCATTTTCAAGTAATAATTCAATGACATCATATTCTCCAGAATTAATTGCGCGTATAAGTGGTGTATCACCATCTTTATTCCGAGCATTCACATTAGCTCCGTTATTTAAGGCATTTTCAACTTTATCGTAATCATAAATATCAATTGCATCAAAAAGATATTTATCCTTTTCTTCTTGATTTCCTCCTCTCTGTCTTTTCTTGGTTTTTCTAAACTTATTGGGTTTTCTAAACTTATTGGGTTTTCTATGATATTTTCGTGTTGCCATCTACTACTATATATATCTATTTTTATTTTTGGTTGAATTAAAAATTGATTAATTAATTATGAATAACTAATATATAATAACAATGAATAAAATTATACCTGGTTATAATGGTGTAATGGATTTAGATTTGACAAATGTTGACTCATTAATACATGACCAATTAATAATAGATCATTATAGAGATATAGAACTCTATAAAAGAGAACAAAGTAAGTTAAAACCAGAACAACGATATGAAAACACAATAGAACGAATACATAAAATGCATAAATACGAAAGTACTATGATACAATTACAAAATGAAAAAGCTAAGATAGAACAGGACAAAAAAGATAAACTTATGATAGACCTATATAATAGGTATAAAAAATAGATAGAAATATTTTTTTTATATATTTAAATAATTAATTACTGATTGTACACCAGGACCATATTTGAGTTTTGTTGAAAATACAATTTCTACTAATTTTCTCCATCCTAAATTATAAATAATGTAAAAAGAATATAATAAAAACAGCCCTATACCGAATAATAATCCATCATAATTATTAGGCAAACCAATTATATAAGCAGGAATCACCTTCGCAGTAGAAACAACTACCCAAAAAATAATAAAATGGATTATGTTTTTATTGAAATATAAAATTCTTAATGAAAATATGATATTCATGACAATAGCAATGATAATACTATAAAATGGAGACGGGACGTTAACTAAATTTGAAAAATATAGAATAGTCCAAATTAATATCCAATTTGAAAATATATTAAAATAATTCCTAAAAAATTTATCATTTGTCATATACATATAATACGCTATTAATATTTATCAAATTTAGTTAAAAATATAATATAAACATTGCGCTGTTTATATTATAAAATGGAACAACAACCCATCATTGCAAAAATAGCCGATTTTAATTTTTTTGGTAATGTTGATAGTACCCGAGGCAATACTTCTCTTTTAATGAATCCTGTAATTAAACATGAAGATAATTATAAATGGATAAGAGATGATACACGATCTAATCCTGAAGTAATCAAAATGCTTGAAACAGAAAATAAATACACAAAAAATGTTATGAGTGATATGGAATCAGAACAACACACTATTTATGACGAATTATTATCAAATATCAAAGAAGATTATGATAGTTACCCATTACCCCATACATTTAGTGGATGGGAAAGTAAGTATTATTATTTTACAAGATCAATCAAGGGAAAAAGTTATCCTATTTATTGTCGTATTGAGCAAGAAACACAAACTGAATCAATATTAGTAAATGTAAACGATTTGGCTGAAGGTAAGACCGCGTTTGATTTGTCTGGATTTAAAATAAATGATGATCAACAATTAATGAGTTATGGTGTTGATCTAAATGGAAATGAAAAATATACTCTACATATTTATAATATAGAAACTGGAAAAGAAATAGAGCATTCTATACCAGAACTGACATATTGTTCATATAAATGGGTTGGTAACAATACCCTCTATTATCTTCAAGGAACAGAACAAAATAGATTATATCAACTATGGAAATATAACATCGAAACTAAAACAAACGAGTTAATCTATCAATGCGATGATGAGTTGTTTAATGTTTCAATAAATGTTTCTGAAAATAGAGATTATCTTTTTATTTATGCAAGTAGTGTTGAAACCACAAATATGTATTATATATTTTTGAAACATAGTAGTTGTTTTTGTAGTACACCAAAACAATTTACAGATCCGGTTAAAGGAATGAAGTATTATGTATCTTATGATAATAACAAATTTTATATACTAACAAACAAAGATAATTCTACAAATTTTAAAGTAATGGTTACGAATAGAAAGGAAACGAAAGAATCGATGTGGACCGATTATATTCATTATGATGAATCAAAATACATTGAAGGCATTGAAATTTTAAAAGATTATATGTTAATAGAATACAAAGAAAATGGAAATAGTTTTATTAAGGTAATGAATGACGATATATCTTATATTATAAATGTAGATGATGAAATAAAAAATGTCGGATTAGTTCAGACAATATACAATTCAAATAAAATAATATACTATCATACATCGTTAAAAAAGCCAATTACATATTATGAATTTCATTTGGATAGTCACGAATCAAAAATTCTTAGAGTAAAAGAAGTGCCGAATTATGATGATACATTATACAAAACTGAACGTATATTTGCAAATGGTCACGATGGCGTTCAAATTCCAATGTCACTAATTTACAGAAAAGATAAAGTTGAAAAGGATGGACTGAATCCTGTTTATTTATACGGATACGGATCCTATGGAATTACAGTTGATCCAAATTTTCGCAGTTCAATTTTACCATTGTTGAACCGAGGTTTTATTTATGCAATTGCTCATGTACGTGGTGGAAGTTTTCTTGGATATAAATGGTTTGAAGATGGAAAAATGTTAAATAAAATGAATACATTCAAAGATTTTATATCTTGTGCCGAACATCTTATTAATAATAATTATACCATCAAAAAACAAATTACAATCGAAGGACGCAGTGCTGGAGGATTACTTGTTGGAGCGGCAATGACCATGCGTCCCGATTTATTTTGCACTGTAATCGCAGGTGTTCCATTTGTAGATGTTATGAATACAATGTGTGATCCAAGTATTCCACTTACTATTCCTGAATGGGAACAATGGGGCAATCCTAATGAACAACAATATTATGATTATATTAAACAATATAGTCCTTATGATAATATAAAAGAGGCGTCGTATCCGAATGTTCTTGCATTGGGAGGATTAAATGATCCTCGAGTTGGTTATTGGGAACCAGCAAAATTTATTGCTAAGTTACGCGATTACAATACAAATAATAATTTAATGCTTCTTAAAACTGAAATGGAGCAAGGTCATTTTGGTCAAACAGACCGATATAAATATTTACACGAATTATCTTTTGACTATAGCTTTGTATTGAAAACATATAAATAAATTATAATATAATAATATATCATATGTATAATAATAATAATACAAGCATTTATCCTGAAGACATGGATGATTCGGCCATAAATCCACGTTTATCTGAAAGAAGAACAGCTATAATGCCAATTCCTTTACAACCTATTGAGACGTTTACTTGCAATTGCTGTAAACAAAATCATGATAATATTACTTGTGCTATTTGTAAAAAAAAAATGTGTGATAATTGCGTTGAAAACAATGTTTGCACTCTGTGTTTAAGATCTGATTCTAAGCAAGAAGACATTAGAGCTTATTTAAAAAAACATAAACGCAAGTGGTGTTGTGGATGGTAATTTATATTTATTATAAATATATTAAATATAGATTTATATAACTACTATATTATGTTGCTGATTGAAGTAGCTTGTGGCGTTATGTTTAACAAAGATAATAAAATACTAATGGGACTAAGATCGAAAGGAAATCCGTACGCAGGTATATGGGAATTTCCAGGTGGACAATTGGAACAAAACGAATCTATAGAAGAATGTCTACATAGGGAATGGATGGAAGAATTAAATTTAAAAATAGTTATCAAAAGAGAAGTACATCAGGCATATTATGGAAATTATTTATGTAGATTTTTTGTTGGGGAAATAGTAGACGAAGAAAATATGGAGAGAAATGTTCACGATGCGATTAAGTTTTGTAATAACAGTGAAATATTACAATTAAAACTTTTTGAAGGTGATAAGGATGTGTTGCGTTGTTTATAATAACTATTCTAAATTTTTTTCACATTTCGTACAATATTGAATTGTTTTCGATCTATCTGGATCTATGTCAATCAGATCCGTTTCCCAAACATGATTACAATTATCTTCTATTTCTAAATTTACACGAGTCAATAAATCTTTACGCGTACCAATCATATCCGATGCTTGAAATGAATGTTGATAATATTCATTTAATAATGTTGAATTGTTATCATTTTTTCTATTTTTTTTATAGAGTTGTGCATAGAAATGATATCGTTCTAAAAAATTTAATTCTTCTATTAATAAATTTTTAACGATATGTAAATCATTCGCTGTCTCATTCATTTTGTCGTGTATTTTAACTTATATACAAATATTTATATGATTTTTGTATATAATTTATTTAATTAGATTTGGAATATATAATAAATAGAATATGATAAAATGCTTAATTGGAGTAAGCAAGACCACCCATACCACTCATGATACGAAGAACATTGTAGTTGGTAGCGTATACACGTACTTTGGCAGTTTTGGTACCTTCAACAGTGGCATTGGAGAGAACAAGTTGAAGAGTAGCGTTATCAATTCTGGAGAAATTACATGTACCAGAGGGTTGATGTTCTTCAGGGCGAAGAGCAAAGGAGTAAAGATTGATACCAGTATCGGGGTTGCGAGTGTGGTGTTGATAAGGTTGAACAAGATCGAAGTATGTACCTTCACGTTCAGAGAATCTATCTTGACCATTGAGTTGTAATTTGGCAGTTACAACGGGATTCATACCCCAACAATGCATGTTGAGAGAAGTTTCGGCAAGAACAAATGTACCTGCATCAGATACACCAACAAGGGCGGCATCAGCAATAGCAACATTGAAATTAGCATCTTCGTAACCAAAGGAACCTGCACCACCATCTCTATCGCCCATGGAGGCCCAACCAGCAGCGGCATCAGCACCAGCAGCAACAGCTGTACCATTATTGGCAACATTGTCGAAAGCAGCATTGTTGATTACACCAGGACCAGCTTGTTGGAAAAGGCCATTGGTATCAATGAAAGCAGAACCATTCTTAGTTTCATTACGGGTACCTGTAAGAGAATCTTTGCTACCGAAGGCATGGACAGCAGGAGGAAGAGCATCAAGGGCATCAGTGTAGTTGAAAGGTTGAGCACCAAGAAGTTTGAAAAGAGTTTGGTCGCATTCAAGAGAAGCACAGTAATCAACATTTTCATCAGGTTGGACAACCCAGATGAGTTCTTTACAAGGGTGATTGAAATTCAATTTAATTTTATTGGAAGAGGAACCGACAGATTCATCACCAGTGAATTGAAGTTGTTCAATCAAGTATTCGTGAGGGTTTTGTGCCATTCTACGACGTTCATCAGTATCAAGGAAGACGTAGTCAACGTAAAGTGAGGCAGCAACTAAAGATTGAGCATAGGCGCTGGTAACTTTAGGGTTGGCGATTTTTAGAGGAGTTGGGCTGGTATCATCTTGGCAGTCAAGAGATTGTACAGCCCATAAACATTCATCAATAGGACGAATATCAAGATTGATTTTGACTTCGTGGTATTGAAGAGCAATCAAAGGAAGAGCAAGTCCAGGATTGCGGCAAAACCAGAATTGGAAAGGAATGTAAAGAGTTGTTTCAGGAAGAGCGTTACGGGGAGCACATACTTGACGAGGAGCGTTGGAGGTACAGGGACCATCAACAGCGGCGAAATTGGGGTCAGTGATGTATGTGAGTTGAGTAGTGTGACCGATCATGGCGTGGTAACCACGTTCTTGTTCGGCAGAGGATGTAAGTTGATTCCAGATGTGCATCCAATCACCGTATTGACGATCGATTCTTTGACCACCGATTTCTACTTCGACTTGAGAGATAAGTTGGTGACCAGGGAAATCTAACCAACGAGCAAAAACACCACCTTTGGTATTTTTCATGTTTTGGTTAATTTCAGGTAAAGTTACTTGAAGATATGTTCTGTAAGCAAGATCACCATTTCTGGAGACTGTGCAGGTAACACGGCGACCGAAATCGGCTTGACCGTTAAATGTTTGTTCAATAGATTCCATTGCGAAATTTGTATGACGACGATAGGTAACTTTCCAGAAAGTAATTTGAGGATTGCCAGTAAGATATACATCTTGGGCACCATAAGCGACTAATTGCATGAGACCACCTCCCATTTTTTATAATATTGCTAAAGAAAAAAAAATTTTCATTTTCGTATTTAATTCATATTACTATTAAAATCGATTTTATTTATATCAAAATTATCTTTGATAAATCTACGTAAATAACTATCCAACATTATTTCTTTTTCACCTTCATGTTTTTTAATAAAAATATATTTATCCTGGTTTTTTTTAATGGTCCAACCATTTTCTAAAGCATTGAATAAAAATGCCATCTTTTGTAGTGTCATATAATCAATATTAACGTTTTCGTCTGTGGTAATTTTAATATTATTATCCATTTTAATTAATAAATATTAAAAGAAATAAAATTTACCTTAATAAGTATTTTAAAAACTACTTACTATAAATATATAAAGTCATGCCTTCCTTTAAACCTAAAACAAATAAAAAAATTGTAATTGATAAAAAAAATATTACCACGTTAGATAGCAAGCATGAAGAAATATTAAAATCGTTAAATGATGAAGAAAGTAGGTTACCGTCATTATATGAAAAAATCGAGGAGTTACAGAAAGAATATAGCGATCCAATTACTATTTTAGATACCAAATTAGATATTAAGGATGAAATTAAAAAGATAAAATGTGAAATAAAACAAATTAAAATTGACAAAAAAAAATATTTGTTAAATAATTCTAAATTTGTATTTGATTATTTTGAAAATAAAAAAAAAATATCAGAGGGAGGTACCACTACACGTGTCCTTGATTCCTTTTTTAAAATTAAAAAGGAAGAGGACGAAGAAAAAGAACAAGCACAAAGTTCCAATAATTCAATTGTAAATCAATATTTATCAAATATTGATACTACCTTTTTTGATATTAATAATTACGTTGTTAACAGTGATATATGTAAAGAATGTAGAAAGGGTGAATTAATACCTTCAGAACATGAAGGCGTAATAATATGTAATAATTGTGGTATTTCATCAAAATATATTATTGAAAATGACAAACCGTCTTATAAAGAACCACCCAAAGAAGTATGTTTTTATGCGTATAAACGTATTAACCATTTCAGAGAAATATTGGCACAATTTCAAGCAAAGGAAAGCACTCAAATTCCAAATGAAGTGTTGGAAAACATAAAATTACAAATTAAAAAGGAGAGAATAGAAATTATACATCTTACGAATAAAAAGGCGAAAGATATATTAAAAAAACTGGGTTACAATAAATATTATGAACATATTCCATTTATAAAAGATAAATTAGGAATAAAGCCTCCCATCATGAATCAAGAATTAGAAGAAACATTATGTAATTTATTTATGGATATACAAGCACCTTATGCAAAATATTGTCCTGATGATCGCGTAAATTTTTTAAATTACTATTATACTGTTTATAAATTATGTGAACTGTTGGATCAAAAGCAGTTTTTGCCCTTTTTTCCAATGTTAAAAGATAGAGAAAAAAGAATAGAACAAGATGAAATATGGAAAAATATATGCGCCGAATTAGAATGGGAATTTATACCAACAATTTAATTCTAAATTATTTCATTGTTATTATATCTAAACTACATAATAAAATAAAATGACGTATACATTACAGTAAGTAATGTTTTTTTTTCGATAAAAAAATATAGCATATATATTTATATGAATAAATTGGTTGCAATTATAACTGGGCCAACCAGAAATGGAACAACGTACGTTAAAAATGTGTTAGATAGTCATCCTGATATTTTTTCAGGATTTGAAACAGGTATATTGTTAAATAAGGATTTTAATAAATCAAAACCATTTAATGATTGGGTATATGAAGGTGGATATCATTGGGGCTTGCCAAGAGAAATAAAATTACACAATGATTTAACATTAAATGATAAATATGTTCTTTTATTTCACAATAAAGGTTCTTTATTGGGACCTGTACAAAAGATGATAAAACAATCAACATTTTTAGTCGATAAAACTCCTGCTTATTTTGAATCTTTACAAACATTTACAGATGTACTTAAACGATTTAACGCAAAGATTCCTGTTATAATTAGCATAAAATATTTTAAAGATCATTATCATTCACATATGGTAAAACGAAATGATTTCAGTGAAAAACAATTTATGGACGAAGTTAATAATTATTTATCTATATTAAGGTATTTATATTTAAACAAACAACCAAATGTTTTTATATTTTTGTATGATGATATCATTAAATATAACAATAAATTTAATAATAAAGTAAAAGACATAATTAAACATAGAATCGATGTAAACAATATTCATTTATCTCATAACAATTATGTTGACAAGGTAAAACATTTTGAAGGCTGTAGGCCATATGGGAAATGGTCTAATGACAATCAACAAATAACCATACCAGATAAATATTTATACATAGAGAAAAAATATGACAGAATGATAAACAAAATTAAAGTAAATTTATAATTATTATTTTATAATGGAAAAAAATATTAATGCGCATAATTTTAGTAAACAAAAAACAGCAACCGTCGAAATAACTATCATTGATAATAGCAAAAAATACAACAAGGATGATTTTCTGGTTTGTATTTGTGAGAATTCTATTAGATCCATATAATAATTTATAAAATTCTTTATTTAATATATTTATACAAATATATTAAATTTTAATCATATTACACTACCATAGTCTGTATTTTATTAAATTGTGGATTGTCATATACACATATACGATAATCTAATGGCATATATACATATCCGTATTCAAATTCTAAACATCCACTACATTCGCGCTCTTTCCATCTCCCAGCACGCGAATTATAATAACGATGACATCTACAGTTTGGTAGTATATACTGATTGTACGCAAAATCTTCATATAAGTCTTTCTTGTAATATAGATATGTGTAATATTCTTTTACAGCTCTATATGCAAAATCATTTATTAGATATGATTGTATAATATCATTAATCTCGCGTGGTAGTTTATGTTGGATTAAAATCAGTGGCGAATTCATGTTATGTTTGAAAATATTAAGATTATGATTATTTGAATCAATTTTTAAGAATTACTCATTTTTGTGGGTTTTCATATTCACATACACTTATCACGTCGTCGTATAAATAATTATAGGCTTCATTGTTATCGTTTGTTAAATTCTTAAGTTCTGATAATTTTATCAATTTTTCAATGGCATTGTCTTTTACAATAATATCTCTCTTGAGATCACATAATAATGTATTGTTATTTCCTAATTCATCTATTATTTAATTTATTATATTCATATTTTTTTTGTTAATTATAAAATGTTAAATATTATTATAATGGGTAATATTTTTGCTTTCTTGTTAAGAAATGATAATATAGAATTTAATTTAGAAAAAGAAGAAGTTGTATCTAATCCTATTGAAGAATTTGAAAATATAAATGTGTTATTTTCTAAAACGAATTCAAAAAAAAAAGCAATATTAATAGGTGTAAATTATACACAGGATAAAAACAGTAACGACGACTTATATGGTTGCGAAAATGACATGAATAATTTGAAAAAATGGATAAAAGACAAATGTTATTTTAATGAGAATGCCATTATTACTTTGGATAGTAAAAATTCTACTAAGAATAAAATAATAAATGAACTCAGTTATATGGTAGAATACGCGCATATAAATATAAATTCTGAATTATGGTTAAGTTATTCGGGACATGGAACATATGTAAATTCAACAGAAGAATCAGATAACCGCATGGAAGGAATATGTCCTTCTGATTATTTACAATCAGGAATTATTACGGATGACTATTTAAATCGCGAATTTATTAGTAAATTACCTACTCATGCGAAATTATTTATATTGATGGATTGCTGTCATTCAGGATCTAATATGGATTTACCGTTCTATTATAAAAACATTAATACAATAGAAAAGAGAGAAGACATTAAAAATATTCCACGAGCAACAATTATTAAATTAAGCGGATGTTTAGATAGACAAGTTAGTATTGATTATTTCAATAAATATGCTAATCAATATCAAGGAGCATTTACTAACTCATTTATAGAAACATTTTCAAATGTAAATATGATTGATTCTGTATTAAACATAAACGATGATTTACGGAAAAAAGATTTTGAACAAATATCAGAGCTTTCGTTATCATCATTGACAGCATGGGATTATAAATTAAATGAAAATTAACTATGTTATTTTTTAATTATGTAAAACCGAATCCAATTCAGAGTGCCATTTTTTCATTTGCTCTTTTTTGAATATATGTAATTTGATAATATTCTCGAGATCGCCAATAGATGATTCATAATTATCGTTATTACAAAATAAACATGCATATCCTTTTTTTGAACATTTTGTTTTTATAAACATAACAGGTTTTTTTGAGCCTTTATTATTCAAATCTTTTAAAGCATCTAATATTGATTCATAGCTATTAACTAATTTGGTGGTCGACTGTAAGTAATCAATAAAACTACTATCTAATTCATAAGTATGATTCAAATTATAACTTATCATTAATGATATAATAATTAAAGATTTAATATATCATTATTGTATTTATTTTATATGTTAATTAATTAATTAATTAGCGTGGAAAACCGACAAGATTTGCGCCGATACCGAAACCAGCACCAGAACGAGCAGATACGGCCATACTTGGTACATATGTATCTAAGATAGAGAATGTTGCGGCGGCTGTAAGAGCAATTAATGCAACTTCATCCAAGTTAAGAGCTTTCTTTGGGATGGCATACGCTGCAAGAGCAACCATAACACCTTCGACTAAATATTTAATTGCTCTTTTAACGAGTTCACCTAAATCAATGAATTTGTTATCCATAATTATAAATATTATTAAGAAAAAAATATATTATTCGTAAAAAAACTTAAAACTTATTAGATAAGCATATTAAATGGAATCAACCAAAGTGTATGAACCAATGTTAAACAAAGACGGATCAACTAATCCTAAATATGTCGACTTATTGGAGGAAGATAAACCAATTGCGGGTCAAAAATTTGCCTGTATATCATTTGTATCACCTGAAAATATTCTAAAACAAAAAACTATTTTTTTCTTCGAGGAATTCCTAAAGGGATGGGATCTTGCAAAATCTATTGAAAAATTTCAAAAGTTTACTGGATTTTTGGCTTATAAATATAATTTAAATGGGCAAAGTGTTATGAGCGATTTAGAAGATTTTATTAAACAAGAAAAAAAATCTCTTTTTGACACTACCGTAGAAGATGAGTATAAAACATTTGTTGACAAAAACGAAGAAAAATTGGAGAATTTGTTTAATAGCACATATGATTTTCAAACATCTACACGTGGAATTAAAGTGCGTGGTGTATATCCAACACAACAAGAAGCTGAACTTAGATGTAAAATGTTACGCGAATTAGATCCTAATCATGATGTATATGTTGGACCTATTGGTTTATGGATGCCATGGGAACCTGAAGCATATAAGACAGGTCGTGTTGAGTATCTTGAGAATGAGTTGAATCAATTAATGCATGAAAAAGACGCTAACGAAACAAAAGCAAAAACTGAATTTGATAAACGTGTAAAAGAAACAAAGGAAAAGGCAATTGAAGATAATAAAAATTTGGCATCAAAGACTGGTAACAAATTAACGCAAAACATTGATGAAAATGGTAATCTGATTGGTGTTAACCTTGATGGTACTAATGAAGATATTAGTGTGGCTGATATTAGAAAAGAACTTTTTGAAAATGAAAATGTCATTATTGATAAAGATACTGACCATGGTTTGAGTAATTTAGAAGAAAGTGGCACCATTACTATTGATAAAGATAACAAGATTATTGTTGATAATATTTATGGCGATGAAGTGAATGCGGAAAAACGTCAAATACGTGCTCTCAAGGTTATTGAATATTTACCTGAAGGTGTTACACCAGAAAATATTACTTCTGAGCAACTTGATCTTGCTGAAAATGCTTCTCAAGTAGGTACAACAGAATCAATGACTATTACACAAGGAGAGAGTCAAACATCTGAAAACAAAAAAGATTAATAATTTTATATGAATATTGTGGTATATTTATATAAAAATATTTAAAGGTAATGTTATAATTGTTTCTATAATGAGCGATATTTGTATAGGAATCGATTTAGGCACAACATATAGTTGTGTAAGTATTTGGCAAAATAATACTGCCGAGATTATTGCGAATGATCAAGGAAATAGAACAACACCATCATTTGTTTCATTTACAGAAAATGAACGTCTTGTTGGAAATGCAGCAAAAAGTAATAGTTCAACAAATCCTACTAATACAGTTTTTGACGCAAAACGTTTAATTGGTAGAAGTTTCGATGATCCTGCGGTTCAGAAGGATATGGAATTATTTCCATATAAAATTGTATCTACACCTGATAATAAACCAATTATTGAAGTAACCTATAAAAATGAATTGAAACAGTTTCGACCTGAAGAAATTTCATCTATGATATTGAGTAAAATGAAAGAAACAGCTGAAAGTTTTCTTGGAAAACCAGTAAATGACGCTGTAGTTACAGTTCCTGCTTATTTTAATGATGCACAGCGTCAAGCAACAAAAGATGCTGGTTCTATTGCTGGCCTTAACATTTTACGTATTATTAATGAACCTACTGCTGCTGCAATTGCTTATGGATTAGATAAAAAAATGCAAAAAGAAAAAAATGTTTTAATTTATGATTTAGGTGGAGGTACGTTTGATGTATCTTTGTTATCTATTGAAGATGGAGTATTTGAAGTAAAAGCGACCGCAGGTGATACTCATCTTGGCGGGGAAGATTTTGATAGACGTTTGGTAGAATATTGTATGACTGATTTCAAACGTAAACATAAAGTAGATATGTCTCAAAATAAACGAGCAGTGCGAAGACTTCAAACAGCATGTGAAATTGCTAAAAAAACACTATCCAATTCCACTGTAGCACCAATGGAAATTGACGCATTATATGAAGGTATCGATTACAATACTACAATCAGTAGGGCTAAGTTTGAAGATTTATGTTCAGACTTGTTTAGAAACACTTTTGCTCCTGTAGAAAAGGTTCTTATTGATAGTAAAATTGGTAAAAGTTCGGTAGATGAAATCGTATTGGTGGGTGGTTCTACCCGTATTCCTAAGATCCAGGAACAACTTTCTCATTTTTTCGATGGCAAAGAACTATGTAAAAGTATTAATCCTGACGAAGCTGTTGCTTATGGAGCAGCTGTACAAGGAGCGATCTTGTCGGGGAATACAGATTCAAAGTTAGATGAATTGTTGTTATTGGATGTAATTCCATTGTCACTTGGTGTAGAAACAGCTGGTGGTATAATGACACCAGTTATTAGTCGTAATAGTACTATACCTATTAAAAAGTCACAAGTTTTTAGTACATATGCTGACAATCAACCAGGTTGTACTGTTCAAGTTTTTGAAGGTGAAAGACAATTTACAAAAGATAATAATAAAATGGGTGAATTTCAATTGACAGGTATTCCCCCAATGCCTCGTGGAGTGCCACAAATTGAAATTACATATGATGTTGATGCAAATGGAATTTTACATGTTAGTGCCGAAGAAAAATCGTCTGGTAAAAAGGAGAAAATCGAAGTTAAAAATGATAAGGGTCGTCTTACGGCTGAAGAAATCCAACATATGGTAGATGAAGCAGAACGTTTTAAGGAAGATGACGCAAAAATGAAGGAACAAGTTGAAGCAAAATCGGCATTGGAAAATTTGATATTTACTTCTAAATCTACATTAGATGACGTTATTAGTAATAAAAAATTAGAACAAGACGATATTGATTTGATTACTGAAAGAATTAAAACAGATCAAGATTGGTTGGAAAATAATGTAAACGAAGAAATTTCTATATACGTTAGCAAAAAAACAGACTTGGAACAGTTCTTACAACCATTTATGATGAAATTATCAGCAGCAAGTAATGTACGAACTGATGATGATGCGAATGATGATGTTCCTGAAGATCCTGGAATTGATGAAAACTGGGAACCTGATATTGGAGACGTTGATTAAATAGTAGCAAAAATTGATTCGTTATAATAGATTATAGTCATAGGTATAATGGACAAATCTAATTCCAAACCTTACTACGTAAAACATAATGTTGAACATAATGAATATTTTATGCAGCAATATGTATACCATTTAGGTATTGTAAATGTTCCTGAAATAATTGAATATAATGCTATAACTAAAATTATGATTATGAGAAAAATAGATAATAATAATTTATCATACGAATATGGAGAAGATGCAACAGATATTCCCGATGAATTATTTGATCAAGTTGTTAGAATAATACAAACTCTTGTATTACATAATATTGAATATCCTGATTTAACTGGGTATAATTTTGTAGAAGATAAACGCGGTAAAATTTGGATTATTGATTTTGAGCATTCATTAATCACGTTGTCAAAATATATTGATAATATTAATATATTATCTATTTGTAATGGTAACAAAGAATGGAATCCTGATTTTAAATAATTTATAAATTGAAGTAAAATAATTCAATTTATAAATATTAATAATTATCAAATGATAAAAATAAGCAATACTTATTTGACTATAGGTCATGCGTACACATTTTACACGTGTATTCCCTATAAGAAATCTTTAAAAACATTCAGTGGTACATATATAGATACCATATCTGGAAAAATGCGAGTTTCTGGCTATAAAGATAGTAGTACGTCTCTTGGAAAAGATGAATTATGGACAGTTCCAATAGAATGGATTACAGATGTTATGTTGTTATCACCTGATTAAAATTCTACCATTTCGATTTTTTTACACTGATTTTTGGTCCAGAACTTTTGCGCCTTGAACTTTGTGGATCATATGCGTCATCTTCGTCGTCAGAGTTAAGATTCTTGGAAAGTTCCCAAAATTCTTTAGATCCTAAACGAAAATCATTATGATTTTGAGCTTTGTACCAAAAAATTTGATCGGTTAATTTATTTGTTTTTGCATTATTGTTGATCACTAAACATTCAAAGTTCTCTGTACATTGATCCATAACTTGACAAAATGATTCGAATGTTGGAAACATACCCGCATAATTTTCCCATATTCTTTTGCGATTTGTAATATAAGGTTCACGTAAAATAAATACATAATCGATATTGGTTCGAAGATTTGGTGGTATACCTAAAGGATATTGCATTGTGATAATTAGCATTATTTTCCAATGACGACCATTCATAAACAACATGCGCATTAATTTATCTTTTGTCCATGATGAATCAAACAAACAATCATCTAATATCACAAAGGCACGTGGATCAATTGTTGTTTTTTTATATGTTTCTACTTCCTTTTTCATTTGTTTCATAACTGTTCTTTGACGTTTTAATATATTTTCTATAATAGCTGTATTATATTCATCGTGTATAAATAATTTGGGTACATGTTTACTGTAAAATCCATTTCCTGCTTCTGTTCCTGAAATAACAGTACCTATAGGAATATCTTGATGATAATATAGCAGATCCCTGACTAAGAACGATTTACCTGTATCACGGCGACCAATTAAAACAATTACAGGCCCAGTTGTACTGCCACTTTTATCATCGGATTTAAATTGTATTGATTTCATATCAAATTTCTTTAATTCCAAAGAAGTCATTTATGTATATTTAACAAAAAATCTAAATATATAAAACGAAATTATTAAGTTAAAAATTAAATGAATTTATATTTATTAAGGTTAAAAGAAAATAATGGAGTTCGAATTGAACTATATTAAGGATAATATCCCAGAATCATTATCCGATTTTTTAAATGTTTCAAATATGCAAAATTACAATCCATTATACAATTTGTTTTTCAAGTTAAATGAAAATAATTATAACCAAATTCAGTTAAATGAAAAATTAAAATTAAAAAGTATTCGAGAGAGAATATCTCATAATCAGTTTGAATGTGTTTTACAAGATTCGAATAACAAAATTAATAAGCAAATGTTTATCAAATTTTCGCCTATTATTGACCCTACTAAATATATGATTGGAAAATATGATTTATCGGATGATGACTTATTTGAGGTTCCTTCCTTATTCGCTACCAAAGATGGTAACGTAACAGATAAAAAAAACAATCCCTTTAATTCGGCATATATAGATGGGTTCTTCTCATTTTTATCAAGTAAATTATTACATGTTCATAATGTTGAAAACGCAAACGATTATTATGGATCGTTTACAGGTAATCAAAATGACTTTAGATATAATGTGTACGATGATGTCGATTATTTATGCGAGTCTGATTTTTTCCATACAAATAAAAATGTATTATTTGAGTTAGATGAATCTTTCGAGGCTGAATATGATAATAGTGGCAGTCGTGACAACAAAAAAAAAATTAAAATAGATACAAACAAGTTGTCACTAAAATCAGTTGATCATTTTAATGATAATATTTATGATAATATTTTTACTTCATCTACTGTAAATACTATTAGTAATAGTAATGATAATACCGCAAATGATATTGCTGTAAATGATGATGATATTGATTTTTCTCTTGAAAAAATTGAATTATCGCATCCAATTATTAATTTGAAAAACAATCGTTCGACTACAAACTCGACACATTCGTCCACATGTTCATCCAGAACTTCTATTACTGATAATAACGAAGATATTAGTATTGATGATTTAGAATCATTGGATGACATGTCATCTTGTAGTAGTGAATGTTCTAATGAAAATATTTATGCTCATATTCAAAATTTTCCTGTTAATATTATTGCTCTTGAAATGTGTGATAATACGTTAGACGATTACATGATGAATGAAGATATTTCAGATAAAGAATGGGCAGCATTGTTATTACAAGTTATATTGACTTTATTAATTTATCAAAAAACCTTTCAGTTTACACATAATGATTTACATTCGAATAATATTATGTATGTTAAAACGGAAAAGCAGTTTTTATTTTATAATTTTAATAACAAATATTACAAAATTCCTACTTTCGGAAAAATATGGAAAATAATTGACTTTGGAAGAGCCATATATAAATATAAAGATACTATTATATGCAGCGATTGCTTTGATAAAAATGAGGATGCGGATGGACAATATAATTGTGAGCCATTTTTAAATGAATCAAAACCACGATTAGAACCAAATAACAGTTTTGATCTATGTAGATTGGGTTGTTCATTATTCGATTTTTTTATTGATGATGTAACTGACGTTAAACAAAATAAATTAAGTTCTATTGAAAAGATTATAGTTGATTGGTGTTATGATGACAACAATAAAAATATTTTGTACAAAAAGAATGGTGAAGAACGATATCCTGAATTCAAATTGTATAAAATGATTGCCAGAACTGTTCATAAACATACTCCTGAAAATCAGTTAGACCATGATGTGTTTTCAGCATTTCAAGTAAGTAAAAAAAAGTTGAATCATAGTCAACAGAAAAAGATATTATATATTAATGATTTGCCAAATTACACATAAAATGTAATAATAATAATACTAATATTATCATTTATTTATTAGTATTATTTTCAATTCAATCAAAACCTCCACTTATTTGACAGTAAATAAGGGCTTTCCATTTCCCATGATTTCTTTATATTTGTATTAAGTTCATATCTATCTCCTCCAAGCCATTCACAATATTGTGCTCTTTCATATTCATGAACTTTATCATTATATTCTTGAAGTTCAATGATAACATTATTCATATTTTCTTTTGAATTATTATTGTAGTCGGCAATATAATTTATAATTTCTATTGGCAGTATGTTGTATAGTTCTTTATACATATTGAATGGTTAAATACATAATACATAATAAATAATAATATATCAATTTTATTATTTATTCTCTAAAATTCTGGATCACCTGTGAACGCAGGAGTTTTTAACGAACCTCCTCCTTTTATTAAATTAGACGAATCATCTGTTATTTGTTCAACAAAAAAATCTGCTAAATATACACCAATAAACACGAAAAGACTATCTTTTAATAGCATTTTTATTGGTATTTCCTCCTTACTAATATATTTCATATCAATAAATCGAATCAATAGATAAACTATTGAACTTATTAATGATAATGTTAAATTTTTACTCATTTTAATTAATAATAACATTATCATTATTATTGTTTTACGCATTTTAATTTAATATTTCAACACCATCTAACACAACTAAGTCATCATTGTTTTCTTTTACTGTTCCTAAGTCCTCGAAATTCAATTGAACATTTTCAGATGATATAGTTAATTTTTCATCATCATCGCCAATATCAGCCAATTCTTCTAATTTTCTTGCCTCATTTCTTTCGTTGCTTATTGTTTCTAAACGTTCAACTGATTTTGGTGCACTTACTGTTTCTTCAATCTTATTTTCATCTATCATATTATCTATATCCGAAAACTGTAGTGTCTGAGCAGTTTTAACAGTTTCTTCTTTTTTCTCTTCCATATCATTTACGTCAAGGGAAATATTTTGTTCTATCTTTTCTATTTTAATATTATCATCTTTTTTAAGAACGATCTTATCTTCTTCTTCGGCATTATTAATTATTTCCGTTATTTCTGTTTTTACATCTGCATCTGTATGTTGTTCATTATCATTTTTTGTTTCAATTAATGTTTCATTCGCCTCTACTTCTTCTTCAACACTCTCTTCTAAATAAGAACGTAGAATATGTTCAACGGGAATACTATCTCTAACCGCATTTACAACACACTCTTTAATAATAATTTCAAATTCACGATTATTTTTTTGAACTTGAAGAGGAGGAAGATCTTTCTCAAATAAATAAATATTTGTATACAATTTACGTGCAACATGAATATAAACTTTGTGTAAAAAGTCTTTCAACTTTGGAATGTTTAAATCGATTTTCTTTTGTTTTTTTCCCACTCTAACACATGTGAGTGCTTTCAATTGTATAACATGAACGCATGTAATTAAATCATCAATATATCCACATGAACTTGTTTCTAATATTCTTTTAACTTCACTTTGTATCATCTCATCATTCCATTTTGGAATTCTACTAATAAAATTTTGAAATGTCATCAAATATTTATCCTCCTCATCTGCCTCAATACACATTTTAAATGCTTCTGTATAAATAGATTTAAATCCTTCATGAATGAAAGGTGATAATATATTAATCAACCTTGAAACCCATTCATTTCTCGATTCCTGTAAACTGGCTACATTAAAGTCATCCATTTACATAAAAGAAACATTTTCTAAATCATCATTATTACGTATTAAAACAAAATTTAATAATGTAAATATAAATAATTTTTCATTTCTAAATTCCTTTTTAATTTTTTCAAACATTGTTAATAATGTGTATTTTTTCAAATCTTCAATGCTTTTTGTATTTTCTATATATTTTATGATATCTATACTTGAAATACCTTTTTCGTAAACTTTATTCGTTATTTTAATTAACTCTAAATTTGTTACACCTTTCATAATTTTATTCATTTGTGTTTTAACATAATCATCATTTGTTTTAATAATTTTACCTTCTTTAAAGATATCATCTATATTATAAATATGCAAATTTATAGATTTATTATCGACAGTAGGTAGAGGAACAAAAATATCACAAAATCTTGATAATATTGGTCTTAATAACTTAATTTTATTTTCAACTATTATAAAAAAACGTGTAGAATGACTGAATAATTCAATACATCTTCGAAGTGCTGATTGTGCGTCAATTGTTAATTTATCGGCATTTAACAATACGATACATTTGAATAGTTTTTCATTATTAACTGAATGGACATTTGTTTTTGAAAAAAATTTTAAATCTTCTCGTATGAATTTAATTCCCTTGCCGTGGCCACAATCTATTGTCATAACATAATTTTTAATCAATGTTTTTTCATTATTATATATTTTATTTATAAAATTATGCACCAATGTTCTTTTGCCAGATCCATTAGGGCCGTGAAATATAATGTTTGGAATTTTATTTACAGTAATAAAATATTTTAGTTTTTCATTTATATTAGTATGAATGTTAAGAATACTCATTAATTATATACTTATTTTACTTTTAATATATATTTGTAACGTATTGTTATTATTTTTAATATTATATTTATTTATTAATGGAAGCTTTAAAGCAGAAAAAACAAGACTTGTTAACTAAAAAAAAGGAACTACAAGATAAATTACAAACCATTGAACGTGAACTTAACAAAACATCTAATAATATATTTTCTTACTGTTTAAAAACAACAGGTCATAATTTAATTTCAGAGAGAGAATCTGGAATGTATGGAGAAACATTTACTTATTGTGAGTTATGTGATTACGAAGTTTAATTCATATAATAGTAATGTTAATCATTATATGAGTTTATACTGAACTATTTAGACTATGGGTGTAAGGGTTATTTTTAAAAGCAGTCAAAATATCTGGCTGAATTCTATCACATGAAGCATTTTGATCATAGTGTTGAGGACCGCTTATTTTACCATAATTTGAGGCACTTGGTGGTCCTTGTGGCATGTTAGGACCACTTAAACGTTTGTTATTTGAACCACGTTGTGTATCAATATGAACATTCAATTCGCTATTCAATACACTTGTATTACCTGATGGTGTATATCCTACAATATGTTTATTATTGTTATTACGTTGATTACGTACAGCACCTTCTAATCTATGACCTTCGCCCGTTGACATTGCGTTACCATAATCATTATATGATGTTGTAGTACGTTGTGTTAATCCAGCAACAGGTTTATTCAACATATAACCATCTTGTGTTTGACTCTGAACATTTAAATGAAACTTAGAATCAACTGTCATTTCTTTGTTTGTAGTTTTCAATTTATCAGCAGGATTGATAACATATTCACCACCCGCACCATACTTTTGAATATTACCACTTAAACGTTTATTACCTATCGAATTTTCTTTTCTGGATGGTCTCAAAATATCTAACAATGGTGCAACCACTGCTCCTAATGCCGCTTGAACGCCGCCTAATTGTGTACTTGGTTGTGTTGTATTACGATTATTTGGATTAGAAATAAAACTGTGCTTGCCGTAATCACCATCTGTTGCATGATTACCACCTTCACGTGTGGGACCACCCATTTGTGAACCATAAATATGATCACGCATTGGTTCTGTATAGTTTTCTTTAGGTTTTGATTTCTTATATTCACCAGTAGCAATACCTTGATATTCCATACTGGTTTCTGTTCTATTTTCAAATGGCATTACTTCCATTGCTCTTGATGTTGGTCCCTTTTCTAAACCAGTTGTAGTTAAATAACGGTCAGGACTATTTGTGAAATATGTATCAGGTGCATATTTTTCAACATTACCTAATTGACCACGTTCAACCATACTTTTAAGAGCAGGACCAGCTGGACCTTGATGATTTTGTAATCCATAGGTAACCTTGGGATTTGTCGCTACACGCAAATCATCAACAGTTTTTGGCTGCCATAAATCACGAGCTTCCATACCAGAATTAAATCCTGCGTTACCTTCTACTCCATACCCCTTATCTAATCCAGGACCAATATTTTTAGATTCGAATGGTTTAACATTTGCCATGCTTGCGCTTGGATTTACACGTGATCTATAAAAATCTGTCATGTTAGGAGCACCGTGAGCCCATTGAACGTTCTCTTCTGGTTTAAATAATGCACCACGCTCTTTCTTTCTCATATGTTGAGAACCTGCACCAGACATTGAATCCAATGCGGATTCTGTAGTCAAATAAAATTTATCACCTTGAGCAGCAAATCCGCGTGATTTTGACCCAAAGAAAGGTTTCATATTACTATGTTTAAAATCAGTAACATTTAATGGTTCACCTGTCAATGAATACTGTTCATTGGGTAAATTACTACCCATGTTATTATTCTGAACCACTTCATTTTTATAAACATCTTGATTAAAATATCTGTCACTGGCAGTATTTGGATTTACATAATGATTGATATTTGTTTGTAAATCTTCCGTTCCTTCTACTGGATAATTTTCTACTATATTATCAGTTTTATTTGTTTCAAAAGATTCTATATTATTGTTCTGTTTTGATATTGTATATAATCCTCCTAGACCGATTAATGCAACAAGACCAGCTTCCATATTTATAATAAAACAATATATTATTTTAACTATTTCTAACAATAATAAATTAATAAATCTTTTATTATTAATTTATTCAAATATTTGAACAACTTCTTGTTTTACAAATAGTGCTATTGCCATTCATAAAATTATGGGAAGGCAATGCTTCCTTTGTATTATCATTTACACAGGGTACTTTTGGAATATAATAATCTTTTTCTAAAATTCGTGTACTCAAATTGTTATGAAATGGTATGCATGTGTGTTCTTGTGGATTAATTGGTAAAATCTTCCAATTTGGTTGTTCTAAATCACGATACATCCATGCTGGATTTGTCACTCTTGATTGATCTGTATATGGTCTATTTGAACCAGTTGGTACTTGAAATGATTTTACTTTATTTTCAATATGACCATTTGTTTGCACACAATCACGATTCATATTTCTTGTTAATCCCATTAAATCACTTTCTAAATTAACAGTATTTGTATGATAATTTGCTCCCCATTTTTGTAAGCGAATATGTGGATCAGATTCATAATTAACATTTGAACCTGGACCAGGAACATTTAAATGGTATCTGCCAGCATTGGTTGATATTTGTAAATCTTTTTCTATTCTTGGTTGACTATTTTTTATACTGGTTGACGACATTATTTTATATATATCTTATATTATAATATATTTTTTAAGACATAAAATAAGGTCGTTGATTCTTTTCAACAACTAAAGGGTCAGGTAATATCATTTGCATGCGATCATAAAATACAACTTCAGGAATATTTTTCATACTGGGAACAACTGGCTGTTTAGGTTTTACTAAATTTGTTGAATCTATACCTCGTAACTGTGATTCAATATCAACTCCATTATGAGAACGTTCATTTATTGAAAATTTCGGAGGAGCCAATCCACAATTAGGTGTTGCAGGCATATATGATTTTCCGTAATAAGGACTTTGATTATTGTATGCTTCAAATAATTCAAAATTTCGTTGCTCTAATTTATAATCACTTTGTGTATTATTATTTCTGGTAGAGGCCATTATTATATATTGCTAATTATTTTATTTTTAAACAAATCGCATAATTTCATTGTATCACAGTCTTCTTCAAGCAATCCACATATAAGTACATGTAAATATTTGAAATAATCATAGTTATGCAAATATGTAAATAAAAAATCCATTGAAAATCCTTTAACCATTGTATTTGTAGTATTTTCACTAATGTTTTCCAACATACTTCTAAACGCCAAATTATCTATTAAATTATTATACATTAAATCTTGTTTAAATGATAATTTACTAATTGCTTTGTCTAAATTATCTTCGTTTTCTAAAACTATGTTATAGGCATTCAATAAACATACACGATAATCATCATCGTTGTCATATTCAAAATCATATTCTTTGTTGTAATTCATTATATAAAATATAATAGTCTTAATATTTTATATAATTTTTATATTGTATTATTTAATTCTTTTTACCTGAAAAATAATCATAATCTTTGGTTAATTCACGTGATGGTAATCCACCTCTTATCCAACCCTCGGCAGCAACACCCTCTACTAAATTAGCAGGATTATTAACAGTTGATGCTAAAGAAGGAATTAATTCAGGATGTGATAGAGGAATATATGATTTTTCTGATGAAGGATCGATACTTTTTCTACTTGAATATTGTTCGCCTTGAGCAAGCTGTGATTCTAAAACAGGGTTACCAGCACCACGTCCTAAAAATGGAACTGTTCTATAAGGACGTTCCTGTAAATCAATTCTACATTTTGGATTGGTTTGAACTGTACCAATCAATAAACTCGAATTTGTATCTACGTTACAGCCTTCAAGTGCCATTTGTTTTGAACCACTATAATTAATATTAGGTTGAGAAAGAGCCAAATTCATACTATTTTTCATTAAACAATCTTGTGAACCATAATTGGTTAATAAATAATCAGCATTCTTGGTGCTTTGTAAATTTCTTTGACTTAAATCACAATTGTCATTACCAATTCGTGACATATTATTAAATGTGTAATCACTAATGTTAGCCATTATAATAGTATAATACAATATTATTTTTACTAAACTGTCAATTTAATATCCTGGAAGTTTTGAAAAATTGTTTTTACTACATGCTAAACTATCTCCATCTTTACATGATACCATATCTCCATACAAATATTCAGCAAATGCTTTTTGATCATTTGGAACACGTGAGTTTGGCATACTATGAAAGTTTCTCATTGATTGTTCAAAACCAAAATTATCCCCTAAATCTTTAAAAAGGCGCTTATCAATATCTTCATTTGAACTATTCAATTGTGTGATCATTTCCTTTGTATTATTATTTATATCATTTTCCACTTTTGGATTAAAAGCTGGTGGTGCCGACTTACGTGTAGGATTATCTTGAATTTCTGGTAACAATACATTCTTCAAAGGATTGCTTAATTGTGGTTTTTCAAAATTATGTTTCATTATTTCAAAATTTTTATTGTTTGTAAAACCTTCCTTGGCAATTGATTTTATATTATCTTCATTTTTTGTACTGTTGTTATACATGTAAAATATTATACCTAAAGTAATAATACCTGTAATCAAAATAGGAAATGATTGCAATGTAATAAATCCTAAAATTGATAAAACAATTATTAATCGTGAAATTGAATTCATTTTTTGACTATATGTCATTGATTCAATTGGCCATAATTCTGTAATATTTTCTTTATCGATTAATACACGTGGTTCTTCTGTCCAAAATTTAACTGTCATTATATATATTCTAATTTTATTTTTAATCAATATAATCCATTTTAATAACATGATGAATCATTATCATTTCCCATTGACACATTTAAATAATTTAAATGATCAGATGTACTTGTACAATGCAAAGGTCCACATGAATTAGAACAACTATTATCTTCACTCAAGTAATCATTACATATTTTATACTCGGAATTATCTTCAGTATACCATATTTCATTTGGTATATGAGAATATTTCAAAAATTCCTCGGGTACATGTGGTACCATATCATAATAATGTGTAATCCTATAGGACGTTATTTTATATTTATTAAAATCTTGTACAAAAGCATTGTTACCTACCCTCGGTGATCCAAACGTTATTACATAATTTACATCATATACATTCTCTAATAATAATATTTCATACGCCATTATGGTAGCCATGGCTCCACCCAATGAATGTCCTGTTATCAATAAATTGTTTGTATTATATTTATTGGTCAATTCATACAAGTTAATAAAAATTTCCGATTTTATAAAACTATATGCTTTGAAAAACCCATCTTCTATTTTAATAGAGCTATCATTATATGGCGTTATTTGATGTATCTGAATATTCTCTATCCAATTGTGTATATTAGAGGAACCACGAAAAGATGTGAAAATTGTATTTGTTATACTGTCATAACCTTGAAGAGCTTTTGAACCACTATTTTCTACGACATAATCCAAAGTAATCGAAGGTTCACATGTTTTATATACCCAATCATCTACTGATGATACACAATAAGTCGACTGAACCAAATTAACACAATGTATTGCAAGATTTTCATCATACGCATAACATGATACTGTTAATAATAATAATAAAAAACTGATCATTATTATTATTATTCATTTTAGTTTTATATTCTAATCTAAAATATATCCATAATCACTATAATTAGCAACATACATAAATATACCTCTAAGCTGTAAACATCTACAAAAAAACATGTCGAAGTTTGTATCCTCTGTTGATCTTATATTTTCATTAGAAATGGCTTTTGATATTGCTTCGAATTTATTATTACTTATCATCATACTACCAGAAATATAAGGCACATTCCAATATCCTTTTGATTCACGATTTAATAACTTATAATAATCCCACGATCTGTCGTAAAATCCATCATGTTTAACTTTTCCCCAAAAATTCGAAAAATTAGTATTTTTTTTACCTTTTAACATTGGTGCAACAATATCTAAATTGCTACATATTGCCTTGTTAAACCACAGATCGTCCACTAATGTATGTGATGCATTTCCCAAATAAATATAATCATATTTATTTTTACTTTCTTTGAAAAACTTACCAAAATATGATCTTAAATCATTACAATTATTTACAATTTGTATATTTGAAATTTCACAACCTACTGATTTTTCAGTTAATTCAAGAATTTTAGAAATGTCAATATCTGTCAAATTAATAACATGATAATACATATTGGAAAAAGGATATTTTTGCTTATTTACATTCATTACATTCATTATATTATTCAAGGAATCTAAGATTATACAATTCATAATCTTTGGGTATTCTGTAACGTGTAAATTATCTAATTTCTTCATAATTGTATGATTGTCTTTGTATCCATATATATCACGATACCTCAAATTAATATAATTACATAATTTATCAACAAACGTTTTTGAATCTGGGCCACCATTTCCATGTACCAACATTGGTGTAGTATCTGTTAATTTATTATACACTTTTGATTTACTATCATTTATAGTAATATATTCAAAATGTGAACTTAATGTTTGGAAAATCTCAGCTTTTGCATCTAATTTAATTTTTAAATCTATTTCACCTTTTACAGATTTCAAATATTCTAATTGATAATATAACTGATCATCATCATAAGATTCAATATGTGTTGTGATTAGTTTTTTAATATTTTTTATAGATCCAATAAATCCACCAGAATTTAAAAATTTATAGGGAGTCTCTTGATCTGGAAATTGATTTGTTAAGCTTGCATCTGGCCATATTAATGCTTCTCCTGAAAATAAAACATCAACATTATTACTTTTCTGAATCTCTCTAAATTTATTTATAATCATATCTGGAGAACAGGATAAAACAGCATCATAACAATCACTAAACACAATTAATCGTTCATCATTATCATCAAATGATTGCAAATATTCTTTTAATAATACTACTTTATGGCCGCCACCCGCTCCTTTCGCCATATCATTTCCACACCATGGTTTACCAAATCCTAAACACACATAAGGAAATCCATATGTAACCGCGCTATCTACAAATCTTTTATATCCATCTACAGGATCGGTACCAACCGTCACTGCTTGAATTGTATTTTCGTAAAAATTATTAAGATATTTATAATGATAAAATGGTTGCCCTTCTGTTTCAGAAACTAAAAACGTATTGGGCTTTGGTTTAATAATGTCAGGCTTTATTGCAAGAGCGGTAATTTTTTCATCTGAATAATTACTACGTTTATAATATCCTGAATTCAAATTTAAATACATAATCGGTAAAAAATCATCCACTGAAATAATATTATTTAAGAATTTTGAATTTACTATTTTTCTTATTCCCTCTTTGCTGAACATATATCCTATACACCAATATGAAAAAACTGGATTTACTAATTTATAATCATCATTTATTTGTAATACATCGTTATAATCATCTCTAAATGTTTTGCGCCCCAAATATAACAAATCAAAAGTAGGCGTTTTATTTAAAGTATCTCTTATTATATTTTCAAATCCTGATTCAATAATAGCATCAGATTCCACAAAAATAGGATAATCTATATCTTCATCCATCGCCTTTTTCCAACAAAAATAATGGCTTAATGCACATCCTATTTCACCAGTAGTTAAACTTGTATCTGTCCATGGATTACGAAAACTTGGATCAATTGAAATATTATTTTCTTTATAATAATCTTCAGTAAGATCTCTACCATAAATTGCATCAAATATCTCATAATTTAAATTAGTTTTTTCTAATTTTTCAGTTATCTCCTTAACCAAATCGGTTTTATGTTTTAAAACAATCGCATAGATTTTTATTGAACCTGTTTTTTTCATAATATTATATATTTCTAATATTTTTATTATATAATATTTTTCGCATTTCAATACAAATTATTCACTACCACCACAATGACTAAATAAATTCGCGGTTTTAACTACAAAACATATAACGACGATTTTTTAAATATTTTTATTTCATTATAATTATAATATTATAATGAAATATTAATCAATCTTATGCTTTCTTCTTTTTCTTCTTCTTCTTTTTTGTTGAAGTAGATGGAACATCAGTTTTATCTTCCATTGCAAGTAATTCTTCCATTGCTTTGTTTACTTCTTCTTCAGTTCTAATAGGCATTGCTGCTAATTTTGCTTTTTTCATAGCCTCTGCTCTTTGTTTTTCTTCTGCTTTTTTTATAATACGTTCACGCATTTCTTGTTGTTTGGTTTGCTGTTCCATCATATTGTTAAAAGCATTCATATTTACCTTTCCTTTTGTACCACCAGCTCCTTTGGGCATTTTCATACCCATTTGACTTAACATGGATTGAATGTTTTCCATACCAGGCATATCTTTCATTTTTTTCATCATCTCACCTGCCTCTTGTAACAACTCACTTTCTTTTAATTCACCACTTTTAATTCTATTATCTAATTTACTGCCTACATTTTTAACCAAACCCATTAATTTCGTGGGATCACCCATCATTTTTTTAAATACATCATCCATATTTGCGTCTTCATTCAAATCTAAATCTAAATCACCAGCAGTTTCTTCAGCAATTTCGCGTGCCAATTTACCCAATTTACCATCCAACATACCAGTTATATGACTATGTAAATCTTCAGGATTAGGAATATTATCCATATTAATTCCTGACTTAGACTCACCTGCTTTATCACTTTCATTAAATAAATTATGCATTTGACCAATTGTTTCCTCCAATTTTGATTTAAATTCGGTTTCATCGACAGTCTCAAACATTTTTGCGGTATCGCCAAAACTTTCTCCATTTTCAAATGACCCAACCATGGTAAATAACATCAATTGTAAATATTTCCATATTGTCTCCTTTGTTTTACTTGAAATATCACATGACCATAAGTATTTAAAATCTATACCAGGTAAAAAAGTAGTATTCATTTCTACGTTTGAAAATATTTCTTCATTTTGATATAAAATGTCAAAAAATCGTTCGGGAATAATACCCTTACAATAATTATAAACGATTCTTACAGAATCATCACAATTATCTTTCATACCGATATTTTTTAAATCATTATCCAACTTCGAAATGTATTCTGGAAATGTTGTCAAAATATCCTTTACCAAATCTTTAACTATTTTTTTAAATTCTGTTGGAATTTTTTCTGAAATAACCTCTTCTGTACAATCTGTCATTGTTTATAAAGATGTATAATAATTTTTATTTAAACCAAACTTATTTTATAAAATATAAATTTGTTAATTTCGATAAATTCTGAATATATTTCATTGTTTTTTCTTGATTCTCTACACCCATATCTCTTATTGGTTGCTTTAACCTATTTATTTTATTTAATATCTGATCCGTATTTTTCATATTAATGTCACCACTATAATCCTTGTCTAAGAAAAAATCCATATTAGAATCGTTTATTTCACTTCCATATTGTAAGGTAATGTGTCTATACCATACATCGATAATCATTTTTGGATTTGCTTTCCGTAAAGCAATGAGCGCATTTTTAGTAGCTAATAAATCAGCGTCTTGTGGAAACACCTGTTGTATATCGCTAATAAATTCACTAAAATGTTCATTAAATCCTTTTAATATGAGACCTTTGTCTGCCATAATTATTTATAAATATTAAGCTTTTATTTTTAAATAATTAACATAAGATATTATTTATCTGTTCAAATCTGTTTCTCTTGTTTGATTAAGTGAATCTACTGATACATTTCCACCTATTTTATCTGGTGTATAATTATCAGGAGGTGTTTCTATATTTGATGCCATTTCTGGTACTGCATAATTATACATTTGAGACGTACCTCCATCCCCCTTTGCGGACAAATCATCACTCGACATATCCCAAAAACTATAGTTATCTGATATCACGCCACTGCCGTTTAATGTTCCTAAAGAAAAAGCCAATGGTTCACCATTGTTCATTGTTGCTTTATTATTAAGCTGTGTATCTTTGTGTCTAAAATGATTATATATCTCGTCACCAAACAATACACGATGTCCGTGATTCATTAATAATAATGCTGGCACTTTATTCACTGTTGGTGGTAATCTTAATTCTTGTCCATTTTCCAATATTAAATATGTTGCTCCATCATGTCCTTTTTTTCTCTTATCTATACATAAATAAAACACTTCTTCTTTTATTTGACTTTTTGCAAGAGTCGATAATACGTTTTTACAATTAGTACAATAATTACTATAATATAAAATATTAGACATCTATAATTATTTGAAATAATAAACAAAAATGTTTTTAACTAAATATTAAATAAAATTGATTAAAAAATAACTGTATTAATATATAATAAATAATAATGACAGAACCAGTTGTAGTATTTAATAGTCGCGGAGATGATCTACAATTTACACTAAGTGGCGTAAATACAAGCGTTGCGAATGCTTTAAGAAGAACCATTGTGGCTGATATTCCTTGTGTCGTTTTTGAAACATATCCTTATGAAAAAAATAATTGTATTATTCATAAAAATACTACGAAATTCAATAATGAAATTATTAAACAACGATTGAGTTGTGTACCAATTCATATTACAGATTTGTCGTTACCTCTCGAAAACTATAAACTTATTGTTAAAAAAAAGAATGATACTGATACAATTCAATATGTTACAACCGAAGACTTCAAAATATACGACATTAAAAATGACAAATTCATTTCTGAAACAGAAAATGATAAAATTTTTCCTGTGGATCCTATTACTAAACGTCATATCGATGTCTTAAAATTGCGTCATCAAATGTCCGCTGAAATTAGCGGTGAAGAAATTGATCTTGAATCCACATTTTCCATTTCTTCGGCAAAGAATAATGGCATGTTTAACGTAGTATCTACATGTACATATGGTAATAGTATCGATGTTTCAAAAGGAACTATCGAACTTAATAAATATTTAAAAGAATCAAAAAAGAAAGGATTGAATAAAGAAGAACTTAGTATTGCTGAGAAAAATTGGAATATCTTAGATTCTCAAAGACACTTTGTAGAAAACAGTTATGATTTTATAATTGAATCCGTTGGAGTATTTGATAATTCTGATATTGTAAAAGCAGGATGCAGTGTTATTATTAAACAACTCCATGAACTAAGAGACATTTGTGAAAAGGGAGATATTAACATCAGTGAAAGTATTACTACGATGGATAATAGTTACGATATTAGGCTTGAAAATCACGATTATACTATTGGTAAATTGCTCGAATTTATGTTATATGATCAATACTTTGTTAATAAAAAGAAAATTAATTTTTGCGGATTTAGGAAAAATCATCCCCATGACACATATTGTATTATTCGTTTAACCTATAATGAACCTACAGAGAAAACAGTTATTGTGAATAACATAAATTTTTGTATTGATTTAGCAATCGAACTTTATAACAAGATACTGCGTCAGTTTTAAATAACTATATTATTAACAAAAAATTTTATTTATTTTTTTTTCGATTCTTATATTATAATTATGAGTAGTTGTCCATCAATTCAAGAAATTGAAGATAGAATTAATGCTGAATTAAGAAAAGAAGGTTTAGAACCTGTTGAATTCGCCCGAGAATTTCAAAAAATTACCAGAAGTGGTAAAAAATATGGTGGTATGCGTGGCGGTGATGGCGAGTGCACTGTATATGATGGTGTTATAATATTAGCTCTTCTATCTGCTTCTATGTTTGGAGGACATTACGTTTTAAGTTGTGTATCTGAACAATCCATGTCAACCTTGAACACAGCAGTCTCTGATACTTTTCACCGTGGATTAAACGGAGCTATTTTACAACTTTCAGCAACAATGACTTACTCTTCACTATCTGATTTAGGTAGTATGGTTAAAACAGGACTTGCAGGTGTAGGTACTTGGTCTATTTCTGAATGGTCAGGAGTTAATTCCAAGGTAAAGGAAGAGATGACGAAGATATGTGCTGCTATGAACGCATTTCGCACTGGTCAAAGTGGTGTTAAATGGAAGGGTGGTCGCAGAAGACGTAGTCGTAAATCAAGACGTGGTGGATCATGTGGAGCTAAAGTAGGTGGTCGCAGAACACGTAATCGCAAAGCTGGTTCCAGACGCAGCCGTCGTGGTGGTTCTCGTAATCCTATGGGTGGTTCCAGACGCAGCCGTAGATCCAGACGTTAAATATATAACATCTATATAAAAGAATCTATTTATAAAATTGAAGTAACTTTTTTAATTTTATAAATAAGAAAAGAATAAATGATTAATACAATGTTTAAGCAATTACAAGTAAATACGCGTGAAGAGCGTCGTCTCTGGAACGAAATGCGAAATGATCTACGTACACACAATAGTTTCCAGGTGAGACAACGATACTATCCATTTATGTTGGAATTATGGGAACAAAGGCGTATATTAATTGAAAATAGTTATCGCGAAAAAATTCAAGAAGAAAATAAAAAAAACAAAGTTATAGAACTGGAACGAGAAAAAATGAGGGAAGAAGAGTTTATTCAACGAGAACTTGAAAAGAAATATCTTCGTGAAAAAAGAGCTGAATATCGTAAAGAACTAAAAGAAAAAAGACAACAAGAAATATTAGAAAATCCGAGTATAATTAGACGATCAATCAGAAATCAAAAAACACAAGAATATTAACATGGTAAATATTTATATTTATATATTCTGTATTTATGTATTTTTTATTTAATTCCATATAAACATATTTTCTGTTATTATTATATATATGAGCGATTTCGAAAAAAAGGACAATGAACAACAAGACAAACAACCAGAAATTTCGAACGAAACTGTTGAAAAACTTATTCATGAACAACTTACCATTTACAAATATAATAATAAATTTTGGGATAAAAAATATTTGTCTTACGATTTAATATCATCTAATTATGAAGCAAAATTAATTACAAATAAATTATCATTCGGATTGTATCACTTTCATTTTTTTAAAGATAATTTTTGCAATGAATTGGTTAGTGATCTAAAAAAATTTGGCGGATGGACAGACAGTAGACATGATAACTTCCCAACAAATGATGTACTATTAAAAGAATACAATAGTAATTTACACAGTATTTATACGTCTTGTATAAAAAACATTGTTATTCCTATTGTAAATAAAATGTACGAAGGAAGTAGTTACAAACCTGAAAAATTAACGCACGAAACCTTTATAATTAGATATAAACCAGGAATTCAAAATAGTTTAAATCTCCATCACGATTCTTCTGAATTTTCAGTAATATTAAATTTATCAAAAGAGGGGGAAGATTTTGAAGGAGGAGGAACATATTTTCCTCAACACGAATTGTTAGTAAAAGCACCCAAAGGCCATTTAGTCATGCACCCTGGCAGAATGACACATTGGCATGGTGTTAGACCAATTACATCAGGAGAACGATACGCAATTGTTTCTTTTTGTAAATTTGATAGTAATTAAAAAAATTATAATATTTTATTTTTTTTAATTAATTATTTTTATTATTCTGTTTGAATTTCCTTTTCCTTTTCTTCTGAATCGATAATTTTTTTTCGTTCTACGTCCTTTTCATTAGTTCTAAAAACATAATTCAACATCGCCATCTGTTGAGAAGGATGTAGTTCATTAAAGTAATATATAACATCTGTCAGCATAATTGACTTTTTATGGTTTACGTACTCACTCAAATATTTTTGATGGATATTGTACATATGAATACGATATTGCTTAGGCCATTCACCTAACGGTTTCTCTTTTTTAATATAACACTTTACATAGTTATGATAGAGGGTATATGTAAATTTGTGAACTTGGTCTCGATATACATTGAATTTATTTTTATCTTCAGGATACAATTTCAAATACTTTGTCATGTTTCCTGATTTACGCAATTCCAAATATGTATATTGACCTTTTGATTGATTACCTCTCATGCGTCTAACATCTTCATAATTTGGATTACGAGCTTTATAACGAATAAAAGGATTTGTCAAATCTTTGAAAACGACTCCTACAATACTATAAATCGTATTAGAAGAAGCATAGTGATCTACATAATTCATCTTTGTGTGACTTGTTTCATTATAAATAGCTGGTAGTTTTACACCTGTATTATTTATAATATATTCCTTTGCTTCTTTCATATTATTGTCCAATAAAGCATCATTGTTAAAATCAAAACCATTCACATTAATCATTTTTTTATCGTTTTCTTCAACCTCCTCAAATGAATACGCTCCTACCAAATATAATCCAGGTTTATTAAATGGAGTAACAATTCTATTTTCAGGATGTTGCAATACAAAACTATAACAATAATTTTCATTAAAATTATCTTCAATATTCAATCCACAAGCTATGCATGCTTCTTCAAATAAAGCATTAAACGTTTTGGGAACATCTCTATAAAATTTGACATTTCCACCTACTGTACTTCTTGTTGCGATATCCCATGTTTGTACTTCTTCATCATAGAATAAATTTACCATAGTTCCTTCTACAAATTCTTCAGCCCGAGTATTTATCATATTTGAATCAGTTAAACCATCCAAATTTAGTGATTTAGTTGGAGAAAATACTGTCATTTGTTTACTGTTTAAATTCACGATTAAAGACCGAAAATTACCAGTGTTTTTATCATTATTACAAAGAAGATCCTTATCATATCTTAAGATTTGATAATTACCGCCTTTTGAACTTCTATAACCTTTTTTATGAACCTTTATACTATCAATTAGATCGGTAGACATTATATAGTCTTTATCAAACAGAAGAGGATTTGTCATATTAATAATGAATTATACTGCTGTATTTTTAAATCAATTTAATACGTTATTGATATTAATTTCTACTGTAAATATAAGATATGTCAAAACAAAGTGATACTATATTTTTACAAACATATGATATTATAAAATTCAATTCGCCCGCAAATGATTTATATCATGATAAAATTTTTTTATTGGACTATATCGATAATATAAAATTAAAAATCATCAATGTCTCAACTAACGACGATTATACATTACTATTAAATACCGATAAATCATTACAAGATGAATCTATAGAAAGTATTATATTAGTCAGTCGTGGTTCTAATGATGGTTACGCAAAACAAAACAATCTATTGCCTAACACATGGATTGATGTTCATTTCGGTGGCGAATTTCCATCTATTATTACAGGACAAATAACTAATTTAGAAGAAGATATGATTGAAATTAAATTGTACCAAAGTGATGATGTTATTTATATAGATTTTGCTTATAAAGGAGTACCTGAGGAACTATTTATTGATGAAATTATCATTCGACCTCAACCAAGTGTATTAAAATCGAAGGAGAGAACGCCAGAAGATAGTCAGATACAAGAAGAAGAAAAACCTACAATAACCGCAGTAGACGATGAAGATGAACAAGAACAATACGATATTTATGGAATTACACCCACCCCCGATTATTCGGATGAAGTTAATGAAACACTTATTGGAACAAATGAAGATGAAATATTTGGAAAGAGACTCGGTGAAGTATCTATTTTGAAAGACGTTGATAAATCAAAACAAAGATTTAGTATTGAGGCACAAACAAATAGTTTATTAGATGAACTATTATCAGATATTCCAACACATAAACGCAACTCAACTGTTATGAATAACTTAAATCAAATGATTGAACGGTTTGTTCAATTACGTAAACAATTCTCCGAATTTGATGAATACGGAAATGCTTTACTTCCTAAAAAAAAAGGGCCAACACATCGACCTCTTATACCATTCCTCTCCAAATTTGACAAGAACCTTAAAAATATTACCCCTATTGTTGAAGTAAATAACTCATTTTATAATGATCATGAAAATACAGAGGATCTGCAACATTTGAATGAAATTTATGAAAATTACAAAAGGAATAATACACCATCAGATAATAATAAATATAAGTTCTTTCTACAATCTATTGATACCTTTTTAAAACCATATGAATTAACAAATGGAGCATCTACATTAACAACATTAAATGTGACAAAAGATATTGATATTGTTACGCAAAATATTATTTCAGATGATTATGAAGACACATTCGAAAAACAAAAACTAAATATGGATCCAAAAATGACAAATCAGCGTTTTCTTTCAAGTGAACGCATACAGCCAAAAAGTATAATGTTGTTTTCAAAACCTGTAATAAATAATTTTAAACAATTCTTACCTGAAACATCTATTTTATCACGTTCATTATTGAATCATGTTGAGTATTTTGATAAATTATCAGTTGGAAATACAAAAAAAATTGTTATTGATAACATTGATGAATTATTCGATTACACAACTGTTAAAAATTTCTTGAAAACTAATTTACAAATTTCTGTTAATGAAACTATTGAAGATATTGATATTTATGATAAATTTTTAAATGCAGTTATACCAAAATCACGCAAGTTATTCGATTATACCAAACAGTTCAACAATGGCAATCTATCATTATTATCACTTGTAAATGAATTAGAACCATTTCTAATTTATATTGATGATATCACTTATATGTTGTACGAAGATATGACGAAATTTTTAAATGGCAAAATATTAGATTATAAAAGAATATATAAAGAAAGGAGAAAGGTTTTCCAAACAATAACAGCAAATAAGGTGGCTAAACAAACAATACCATTTCTTTCTATGCTAAATTTATTAAAGGATACTTATCATCCAGAATCCAAGATAGAACTATCAGATGATGTTATTAATAAAATATATTTTCCTAATAGCGATCTTTTGAAAACAAAATCAAATAGTGAAATTCTTCGAACAATCTATTCGCTTGATAAAGGGCGATTATTGTCTTCAGCAATAGTGTTATCAAATTTGTCATTATTGGAAACTGTAAATATTCAAGATGAGTTGAATAAAGGAAATGAACAATATGGTGAATTTATTCAAAAAGAGAAAAAAACTGATAAATGTAATACTCTTACGTTGGCAAAAAAATACATTGCATTAGATGAATTACTCGAAGACAATGATAAATCTATTTATTATGATAAACATTATGATCAAACACATTATGAAATTATGGATGAATATAAAGATGAAATGGAATCCTATGAACCAGAAGAATTTAAATTATTCTTAGGTCAAAAATTACAAGAAAATATTGGATTATCTGAAGAAGAATCTGAATTTGAAGCGAATTCAATGATAATTAATAAGCGCATTGTCAGAGACAATGATTATGCTATATTGGATGAAGAAGGCAAAAAAACAAAATATTATAAACGTATATTAAACAAATGGATATTAAATCAAAGTTATGAAGGATTAGACATGAATGATGAAATGTTTTGTAATTTAAAGGACAAATGTTTTTCATTCAATGATAAATGTATGAATTTGGATGTTACTGAATCTGAAATGAAGAAAAAATCATTAGAAAATCTATTAAAAGAATTTGATCTCAATCATGAATTATCTATAGAAGACTTATCACAAGTATTGATGTCTAATTACGCGTATTACAAAAGTCAAATTGAACATATAAAACTAATCAATCAAACAAATAATTATAAATATAACAACCAACGTTATGAATTAGGTCTCCAATTTATGGAAGACGAAACTACACAAATCCGCAGTCCATATTTACAAAAATTAGAATTAATATTAGGACAACCTGATTTTATCAAAAAACAAAATGACATTATTCTCTTTAAACAAGCATTTACACGCGACCCAAATGAAAATGAAAGTCCATATTGGTTTTACTGTAATAAGACAGATACAAAAATACTTCCATCGTTCTTTTATACATTAGCAATTACATTTAACAGGGACGGTGATTATCTTGGTGAATTGGAAAAAATTAAAAAAGATAGAGGCAAACAGAGCGACGACCAATCGTATTGGGTGGATAAACACAGTGGTCGTAAAATTGTAAGCATAGATTTTTCTGACGAAGAAGGTAGAAATGAAACTGGTTATAAAGTTTCAACCAATGATTTATTAGTAGAAGAACAAAAAATATCTTTGGATGAAATGGAAAACCTTCAAGACATGATTGAAGATCCAATCGCTCTTACAGTATATAAGATATTATCAGGACTAACCAATTATATGTATATTAACATGGAGGAACATTATATATCTATTATTCAAAACGTATTAAATTTATTTACACGTAAAATGACATCAGAAGAAGAACATAAAAAACGAGAAGAAAAGGCATCGGCAAAAGGAAAGAAAATTCAATCGTATGAAGATAAACAAAATTATCTACTCATTGTATTAACATCAGCATATTTACACATTTTCATTCAAACATCGGTACCGTCTATTAAGACAAACAAAACATTTCCAGGATGTGTTAAATCTTTTGACGGTTATCCGTTGGAAAAAACATCCAATCTTGACGGAATTATTTATATCACATGTATAATGCTAAAAATAAAAAATAAATCAATATCGCCTTGGAACAGCTTGAGTAAAGTGAAATCTGATGGACTCGTACAAACTATAAAAGATTTGATCGAAAATGACATATTAAAAGATGTGGCTATAGAACGAATGATCACAAAAAAAATGGAATATATTTCTACAGGAGGTTTAAATGTCGATATACCTATTGAACATGATGTTACTAATTGGAATACATTTTTACCTCCATTAATTGATTTCAAAATAAAATCATTAAATCCTGTATCAAGTAGCTTTATTAGTTCTCTTGTTGATAAAATGAAATCTGGAAAGGAGCATCAGGATGACGATTTATTAGTATTGGAATCTAAGATTATTTCTTATACATTTCAAATTATCGAAAAAATCAATAAAATTGTAAAAGACGAAATACCTCAACTTAAAAGCAATAGTGACATAATATTTTTAGAAAATACTTGTTGTATTGAAACCCAAATTCAAACACCATTACAATATTTCATCAGTAAAAATAATTCTATTGAAAAGGATAACGAAATAATTAATGATTATATGAAAACATTAATAGACACATTCGAAATACCACTTGCTCCTTATTATCTATTTGATACCAATACAAAATTACAATTTCCCAAAACATCAAACATATTTTCAGAAACACTTATTTATAATTATTTTATTCATTTATGCAATTTTAATAATGACATACCTCTATTCCAAGATATTGAAAAAATCGGTGTTTATAAACCTGAAAACTTTCCAAAAAATACAAATATAAATGAACAAATAACATTTCTAAAGGAAAACAATATTAATTATAATGAATCACATTTACATCATCTAATGAAAATTATTAATAAGCGTAATGTTATCAAAAAGTCTCTGGATATTGAACCAATTAGTAGAATACAGAAAATAAGAGATATGATGATATATTTAAAAGACATTGAAGATGAAAATATTCCTTCAGAATTTAAAAATTTACTAACCGACTTAATCGACACCTTTGAAATAGGTGTTAAAACTGAGACACCTGAGATGGAATCACTTAAAAACTATTTATCAAGTGAAAACAGTAAAATGAAAACACAGATAACGCAATTTTTAACTACACATGGTAGAATGACTTCCAAAGATTTATCTCCAGTATTAGAATTTATTAATGAATCTCATTCGTGGAATTTATTGCGCGAAAAATCCACTGACCAATTCACCAACATACATCATGATAGTGTGTACCGTATTTTAGATTTTATATTAGATTGTATAAATAATATGTGTTATGTTTATCCTAACATTATTTTACGTAAAACAGAATACGATAAGGTTAAAATTAATAAACATTGGAATTTTTCAAATGATCATAATGTGGACATCAAAAACATGATCATGGCATATTATTCATTTTTACCACAATTTTACGACGAAAATCTTGACCAATTGCTATTAAATGTCCAAGAAGATTGTAAAAATATTTTTGTATTGTGTACAATCATTCCTTGTTTTTCTCCAATAGATATTCCATCGTCCGATAAAAAAGTTCTTTCTATTTTCGATAAGGCTACCAGTTCATTTCTATACGAATTTTGTATGTTAAAAGTATACTTCTACTTCATTAACAATACAAAAGTACTAACATCAACAAAACACAGCGAAGCCAGATTTTCAGATATTACTACTGATGGCGAGATAGATGATATTAGAACAGGCAATTATGGCGACGAAGATGATATCGTTTCAGGAGAACAATTAGAACTATCTGAAAAGGTTGCAAAACTTTTAATTGAATTTACAAAACGATTTTCAACAAATAAGTCTAATATTAATTTAAGTTATGAAAATATTATGAAAAAAATAAATAGATCATCTGAAAGAGAAAAAACAGATAAAACAACACGTCTTAAAGAATTTACCGATGAACAAAGAGAAGTAAATAAATTATTCAAAAAACACAAATTAGGTGAATGGGGAAAAGGGTTACAGAAAGGATTAACACAATATGTCAAAGAAACATATGACGAGGAGAGAAGCGAAATATTAAATAGAACCAGCAATATCGAAGAATCATTACATATGAATAAATTTAATATGAATGATTACTTCATTGATGAAGAAGCACAAGATTTTATTACTGGTCAAGAAATAGAGAGAGAAGAAATGACATTGGATCATCTTGCCGAGGATGATGATCATGGTGATAATGATGGGGATGAAGGTTTTTAGATAAATAAAAAAATAATTATCATTATTATATAATAATAATGATATCCCGCAATTTTATTAGACAAAATGTAATATCCTTTTCCATATTATTGTTTCTATTCATTTTCAGCATAATTCATATATATAAACCAAATTGCATATACAATAAAAATGGTACCTTTAGAGATTTTGGACTTGGGTATAGAAATAAAACAATTTTACCAATGTGGTTAACTGTTATTATGACCGCTATTATATGTTACTTAGGTATTTTATACTTTTTAGCATTTCCAAGAATAATTTATTAATAACAAATATAATAAATATAAATAATTTTGTTATTAATACATTCATAATTCCTATTCAAATATTGCATTTATTCTTTAGTTTCATACACCTTAGGTTTCTCATTTTGTTTAGCTTTATCGGCGTTGATAATTGAATTTTCTGAGTCTTGTTGATTTTTCTTCATTTCACTCATAGAGTATTTACATAATCTATTGGCAATAGAATTAGCAACCATAGAGGTAATTAACATACCTGTTAATAAGTACCATATTAATTCGGAGGTTATATCTTTCAACAATACCATCTTAAAAAGATCGTCCTTATATTCATTCGCATTCGCTTTGAATAGCGGTTTCATTCGTGTCCAAAAGGTATCATAGTTATCAGGTGTTAGTTCGTTAATCAGTAATGAAGGATCACTATAAATATGTTGTAACGCTTTTGCCATTTCATTCACACTCGATATATTTGATTCTTCTCCCTCATTTTCTCCACCTCTCTGTTTCACACGACGCGAAACATTTTTATAACGACGCGATCCACCTCCTTGTTTATATGCGTCCTTTTTCAAAATATTATCTATCAATAATGTTCGCACGCCTGCTACTCTTACGGCTAAATAACCAAATGTATTCGAAAATGGCGCCTTCCATGACGGAAACATTGTCATTACAATGTATAGCACACCAAATATAAATACCCAAGGAAATGATGTTACAGTAAACGCAGCTACATAATCATTGTTGCCACATTTTTCTTTTATAGCTGATAAACTAATAAGATATTGTGTTACTATTACAAGTAATACATAAATTCCAACAATTACTTTTAATTGTGAGCTATTATACATAAAATATTTAGCAATGAAATAAAATAATGTAAGAAATGTAAATAGTAATAATGCCAAAAGTGATGATGCCATATGTATAAATAATATATATAAATTATTATTATAATTTAAATTATTAATATGGAAAGACCACGATTAATTGAACCTGGAATGAAATATTTCATTAATGAAACACTCAAAAATTGTCATAGCATAAAGACATCCTACAATAATTTTTTATACAATACCGTTGCATTTATATTATTTTTTTTAGTTTTAGCAATATTTCTAATTGTCAGATATAAAGGAAAATTAACACCAATCGAAAAAGAAGTTAAATTAAGACAACAAAAAACGTATATTCTATCGAAAATCAAAAAAATGCAGGACATTAAAAAACAAACAATGCAAACATCAAACATGATAACCGATTTACCTAAATTAACAGATGATTTTGATTATTATAATACGAAAAAAATATTTACTTAACATATACATTATGAATGACCCAAAAATATTAGAAGCTGTTAAAAATTATTATAAGAAAAAAAGTAGATACGATGAATCTTTACTAACAAAGAAGAAAGCAATTATCAACAATAAAAATTTATCTTTGAAAGAAAAACGCGAAAAGTTTCAATTAATGCGTATACCTTGTATTCACTGTAGAAAACCTGTAGGAACATTATTCATAGAAAAGGACAGAAAATTACAAGCGAAATGTGGAGCTACAAGTAAGGATAAATATACTCCTTGTGAATTAAATATTATTATTCAAAAAGGAAATTATGAAACCATTCCTTGGGCAGTAGAATTATATGACAGCGGTAAAGAACCAGATAAAGACGAAATTATTAAAACAAAATTAAATCTATTTTTCCAATATTCAAATGAAGAAAACACGTTGGCTACGTTTGATAAAATAAAAAAAGATTATTCCGAAAATAATAAAGAATACGAACGATATTTAAATGATCTTATTGAAGCAACACCATATTTAAAAAACAAGAAAACAATTGCGGAACACTCCGAAGTAATGACTAAAAAAAAATATGAAATTATTCAATTAATAAAACAAAGTAAATCAGAAAATAATAAACAACTTATCAAAGACGCAGTCGAAATTTATATTAACGATTTGCTACCTATGATTGATAAAGATCGTTCGTTAAAATATAGCTATTATAAATTAGAAACAGATTACTACGAAGAAAAAAAGAAAAATTTAATTCAAAATGAAACATCTATAATCGATACTGAATTTGTAATAGATACAGATCCAGAAATTATTCAAAATACAAAATAATATTGTGAATATATATCAAGAATGAAATTCTTCCACGTACCTACATTTATAATAAGTTTGGCAATCGGGTTGTTCTTTACGTATATTACAAAACCAGATCCAACAGTTATATATGTATACCCAAGTCCAAACAATTTAGATAAAGTTCAGTTTATTGATAAAGCAGATAATGTTTTTTCATTCGATTATAAGAAAGTTAAATGTCCGTCTGATGATACAAATTTAAAAGAAATTCCTGTTCAAAACTAATTTATTACTATATATTATATGGAAATCAAAAGATTACTTTATGGAAAATATAGCAAATACGTTATATCTATCATTTTAGGATTCGGATTAGCTACATTGTTTAGAAAAGTATGTAACGAGCGTAACTGTCTTTTGTTTAAAGCACCAAAAATAAAAAATATTGAAAAAAAAACATACAAGGTGGATAATACATGCTACAAATTTACACATAAGCAAGTTCAACACAATAAATCTAAAAAGGAAGTATTTTTTGCGTAAATTCAATCAACAAACCTTCTATATAATATATTATACCAATGAGCAATACAAGTTCAATTGAAGAATTACCAAGTGATCCATCTGTATCTCAAATGTCCCAACAAAACATTGTTTTAGAGGCAAAAGATACCCGTATTCAAAAACCCGAATTAGAATCTAAATCATATAATCCTAATGAGTTTAGTAAAGAAATCCAACAATTATCCTCAGCAGGAGTTGGTGCGTTACCGTCACGTGATATTCCAACTACCACACAACCCATGATGAATGATCAACAAGTTCAACCTAATTATATTCCACAAGATAAACCAACCGAAGATTATATTCAAAATTATTCCGATGAAAATGAAATGATGTACAGAAAATATCAAGAAGATAATAGAAAAGATTCATTAGAAATAATTTTTGACGAATTAAAATTACCTATTTTTATCGGTTTTCTATATTTCATTTTCCAGTTACCCTTTGTTAGAAAAAATATGACCAAATATATTCCATTCGCTTTTTCTGGAGATGGAAATTATAATTTTAACGGATATATTATTGTAAGTATTTTATTTGCAACACAATTTTATGCAATAAATAAAGCACTGGATTTAAATAAATCCTAAATATTACTTCAAATTATCATAAACAATAGTATCATGTGATATTTCTGGAGCTGATGGAGTAACAGGATACGCGACTACTTGTTGACAATTATCTATTCTATCTATAATTTGTTGAGATCTTCTTTCAACCTCTTCGTTGTTTTGTGCTTCCATCCTATCAAACTCATCTTCCAATGCTTCTATTTGATTATCGTTGTTGTCATGACATACAAAAGCCTTACAACCATATCCTATGACAAAACCCAAAATACTATATATAGCAATTTGTAATATAATGTAATTTTCTCCAGCCATTTCTTATATAATCGTTATACTTTTTTTAAATTTTTATTTAAAAATACTATATGCCCATTTATAAAAATTTAATTAATGAATTATTAGATAATGTTGATAAAACGCATATACCAAAAGATATTGACTTGGTTTTAGATAGTGGAGCATTTAATGGTGTGTACATGTATGGTTCATTGTTATATATAAAAGAATTAGAAGATAAACAATTATTGAAAATTCATCGTGTTTCAGGATCAAGTGTCGGAGCTCTCTTTGGATGTTTGTATTGTTTAAATAAAATTCATTTAATTGAATCCACCTACTCAGATATGCGTAAAAATTTTAATAATACCATTCATTTAGATAAAGCATTCGCTATATTTGAAAAGGAAATAAATAAACTCGATAAAAAGGCCTACAAATTATTAAACAATAAACTTTATATTAACTACATCGATATAGAGCAAAAGAAAGAAGTCGTTGTATCTACATACACAAGTAATACTGATTTAATAGATAAATTGCGTCGATCTACATTTATTCCCATTATAACAAATGACGAATTAACATACAAAAATTGTACTGATGCAACATGTCCATATATATTTCCTGAACGCATTGTTGAAAACAAAATATTATTTATTGATTTATGGAAAATTGGCAGTTTTAAATCAATGATCAACACCTTTTATGATAAAAATATTGTCAGTAGAACTATTGGTGGCATAATAGATACTCACGATTTCTTCTTAAAAAATAAACCGTCAAAAATGTGCAGCTATGTAAATGATTGGAATTTAATAAATTATACCATATACAGAACACGGGAATTTTGTTGGTTGTTAATTGTTTACATTATACATTTTATAATATCATTTGAACCATATATACCCAGTCATTTTAAAAACTCTATTTATGCAAAAACCATAAAAGAACTATGCTTAAAAATTATCAAGGATTTTTCATACTGCATTATGAGTATGTAACTATACCAAAAATTTATATAAACATACAACGTATATACTATACTATAAATATGAATTACATAAGCAATAATAATGATATATGTCCTATTATTAAAAGAAAATATATATCCATCCGAAGATTATGTAACGAGTTACAAATTTATTACCCTATACTTATAGATGAAACACAATGTCATTATAATTATGATGACTATAAAATAAGTGTATATTTTAACCACAAATATCCATTTACACCACCTACACAAATCCGAATTAATGACACTGAAATTAATTATACCTCCGTTCCATCGAGATTAATAAATTATTACACCAATGTATGCGGTCATAGTTGTCCACAATGCTCATCCTATCTACGTAAATGTTCATGGAAACCAGCATGTACCATAGAACAGGTTATACAACAGTACATAAGCTTTACATATAACATGAAAAATATTAGAAATATTATTCATTTTATAAATGTTTTGCAAATTCTAAAAAAATTACCAAATGAAATGGAGAGAATTATTATTTCATATATCATTTAGAACGTATCCTTTCTACCGTACGCCTTAATGTTTTTTAACCATTCACTTCCTTCAGCAGTATAATTCGTAAATAATTTTTGCGTATATTCTCCCTTCGATTCATCGTGAATATAACAAAAACATTTTCCATTATGTTGATACGTGCCGAATCTACCTCCTGCACAATTACATCGACCTTCAGGTGGCAATTCCTTTCTATAATTTGGAACAGTTGATTGTGTACAAAAATCATCTCCATATCCTTGTAACATACAATCATCATATGTTGGTTGTTTACCAACATCATTGAAATCTGGCTGATTAAAATTCATCCAGGGATCAAATGTTTCCTTGTTTATAGGTTTTGTATGTCGATTAAAAATTACTATTGATATTATTAACAAAATAAATGGTAATATTAAATAATAATTCATATATAATTATTTAATATTAAATTTGTGTACTAAAAATTATAACTTACAATAATTTTTTTAAACTTTGAGGGATTTTACCATTTTTTTTGAATAAATTAATAACATAATCATTATTACTCGAAATGGCTTTTTGTAAAACTGTTTCATCGTTAATAGTTTTTGCTTCTGTATCTGTTTTCGGGTGTTTTATTAACATCTCTAATATCTTCATGTTTCTCGAATTCATTGCAACATGAATCAACGGTATTCCTTCCTTAGATTCTTGATTAGGATCAAAATCATTTCCACTTATTATTGAAATTGCTTTGTCTTCGTTTGGTTTTTTATTTTCTCCTGCCCATGTAGCCGATCTTCTTATATATTCTGCTATTTGTGAAGGATCAGCATCCGTGTTTCCTCCTTTTATATATTTTTTCTTTCTGTGTGTTTTTTTACCTCCCTTTACCTGTTTTTTCTTTTTTGTTTTTCGTTTCTTCTTAGTATTCTTTTTTGTTTTTTTATTAGCTTGTTTCTTTACACCATCCACGCCAGGAGAATACTTTAAAAACCATTCATCATACGCATCAGTGCCACGTTTATTTTTTAGCTCCTCAAATTTTTCAGTCTTTAATGCACGCATACTTTCTAAAGTATCTTGCTTTCCATAACAACTTAAACTGAATCTACGCAATAATCCTTTTTGCTCCAATCTATTTTTCTGTTGAACTGTAAACAAATATTGTGCCATACATAAAATACGATCTGGTTGAAAATAATCACGACTTGAATATAAAAACGCCAAATACATGCTCAACATAGTATCAATGGTTGCTATCTTTATTTTTGAATGTTTTGTATGTAAAACATTATAACTATGACATGCGTTCGGTTTATATAAAAAAGCAACTGTTTCTCCAGCTACAATAACAGAATAATGTTCGTCCACCAATTCGCCAATGGGATTATGTTTCTTAATACTTACATTTTTAACATTATCATAACCCAATCTCTCCTTAACAATCGTTGCAACCTTTTGAGGATCTTCTACTAATACATCAAAATCAGGTATCTTTTTGTGCTTTTCACGTAAATATCTTGGCATATGATTTGAATAAAGTGAATTAGCATAGCCACCAAAAAATACTGCCCCTTCATCCATCAATGCTCTTTTTACCAAATCATATATTGTTTCTTCATTTTGTTTTTTAGATTCAAAGGACCGTTGAGTATCTACTAAATTACAATTCTTACCCTTTAACGGATAGTGTTTGTTTAACAATATCAATCGCTTTAATACTTTTTCCCAACGACTCACATCTCCTTTAGGACGTGATAATTCTAAATACATTGCCATTCGCAAATAATTGGGTGGAGCATACAATATTCCTGCTCTTTTAATCGATTCCCTTTTTACTGAACGAAACAAATCGTTATGTAACATTGTAATATCAGCAACAGGAATGTAATTAACATATACCTTAAATGTTCCATGATGTACACCTGCTTTAGCTTCTACATCAGTATAACCTTCTTTATGATATATATTTGCTAACTCTTTGGCATCATTCAGCGCATTCATAGAAAAAAAATCATAATCAGGTATCTCCAAAGATTTGTCATAAAACTGATCTTCAACTGGTAATATATTATTAATTGCTGTACCTCCATAACATACTAACTGTTTTGTGCGTAAAAAATTTTCAACGATTGAGATAATTTGTTTTACCTCAGGAGAATTTACAACCTTGTGGTTTGTTTTTTTTTCGGCAACATCAACCGCATTTCTTAATATTTCCAATTCCTTATCTTGTAAATCATTCTTTGTCATACTTATATTTATTGAATAAAAAAAAATAACTATAAATTTTATTTAACCCAATTACATTTCCTTCTTTTTGCAATTCTACGCGCCTTACGTGTTATTTTCTTATAGGAATACGTTTTTGGTTTTAGTTTTCTATAAATGCTTAATGCTGCACGATTGTGGGCTGCAAGCAATCCTTTACATTCTATTTTACCGTTGTATTTATTACACACAGGATATTTATTTTCTCCCGGCAACAAAAAACACTTAGAACCATGTTTCTTTTTATACGTTTTTATATGTTTTTTTGATGGACTTATATTCGACCACTTCTTTGTTTTCATTATATTTACTAATTATTAAAAATTTGGAGATTGTCCATCGATTTTGTCCGTTTTATATTAATTCTTGATTTCACATCTACATTCCTATTTTCTCTTACGGTTCTCCGTAACATCTCAACAAATGTTGAGGTACTCCCATTAAGTGGTCTGTTTTCCAAAGATTTAGTTACTTGTTGCAACGATAACATTCTATTTATTTATAAATAACGTTATAATTAAATGTTGATTCAATTTTATTTTTTGAATAAATTAAATAAATTAAATAAAGATAACTTTATAATATTTTATAAAGTCAAAGATGCATCAATCTATTAAAACAACGGTTAAAAAAACGGTTGAATATATTAAATATCCCTCAAAAACGTTAGTTAATACAACATATCATATTACTAAATTATACATAGCTAATAAATACACTGAAAATAATAAAATATACAAACAACATTCAATAATTCAAAAACCATTATTTGACGAAGAAGATTATTATTATGATGAAATAATGAAAAAAATTCAAAGAAACGGAGGTCTGTAATTTATTATTTGTAAATTTAGATAAATTTTTGCATAATTTTAGCACAAGTGTAATACGAATCTATTTCTCCCAAGTATTGGACATCATCAAAATAATGTTTTTTTTCAGGTGTTACTTCTGTAATCTGAACAATAGTACCTGATTTTAGTTTATAGTAAACGTAAGGAAACATGTGTCTATTATTTGATTTATTATATTTGTTTACATTGTCAAATTGTTTTTGGGAAAACCATGCATGATTTGATTCGGTCATTGTGTTATGTTATAATTATTATCATTTTACAAATAAAATATCAATTTTTTATTTTTTATTGTAGTATTATATAAATACTATGAATTCTGAAAAAATATTACATTATTATATTTATCTATTGTTATTCATAAAATGTATTTTGGTTTTTATGATTTTACATGAGTACGGATTAAAGATTAAAAATTATTTTATCGATTCCGAAAAGATAATCAAAAAAATACACCAAATAGTACATCGCAAAGATAATATTGAACACGTATTTTTGGTAGGTGTCTATTTATTACTAATGTATTTATTTTATCCATTTAACAATACAAAATCAATAACCGTAGATGGGCATACTAAAATGTTGTTGTTTGCAACAGGACTTGTAAGCATAATTCACACAGTTTTTAAAAAAAAATAATTCTTATTAAAATAATAATATATTATAATGAGAATCGCATTAGGATTTTGGGGAATTACAAGAAGTTTAACACATACAATTAGTTCAATCCAAGAAAAAATATTAACACCATTGCGTTTACAAAATATAGAATTAACGATTTTTATGCATACATTTAGTGTAAATTCCGAATACAATAACACACGAACAAATGAACTAAATATTCGGTTGAACAACAAAGAATATCAGTTGTTAAACCCTGATTACATTAAAATAGACGACCAGGACGAGATTAAAGCGAAAATTAATATTGAAGAATATCGATCACATCCTGATCCATGGAATACAAATTATAACAGTGTTGATAATTTTATATGCGCCATGTATTCGAAAAACGAATTGGTTAAAATGATACAAGAATCAAATGAAGAATTTGATTATATTATATTTTTACGCCCCGATGTCAAATATCTTCACCCATTAAATATCAAATACTTAAACCATGTTACAGACAATAAAATATGTATTCCTCATTTTTGCATTTTTTATAATTTTAATGACAGATTCGCAATTACGAATATGAATTCCTATAAAATTTATGGTACGCTATTTAATGAACTATTAGAATATAGTAAAACAAATCAGTTACATTCTGAAAAATACCAATCTTATTTATTACATCAAGCAAAAATAAAGTTTATATTGATACCGTTCTATTTTAACCGCGTTCGATTTAACGGTTACGAATTAAAAGATGATACTATTAACGAATATAAAACCACTGTACGTATAAATCAACCACAACAAAATGATCAAACAAATCAAAATGTTGTAATGTCACTCAAAAAAATAAATACGAATAATAGACAACCGTCACTGAAGATGATTATAAATTAAAAAATATTATTATTATATATGTATAATATTTTTTTTCATATTGCTGGAATAGCCTTTATCGAGATTATATTTTATTTTTATTACATTGGGCCAATAGAAACAAATGTGTTTCAAGATTCAGTAAAACGTATTATTTCTCCATTAGTAGATGCTGAGAACAATCTTACTCCGATTGTTATTGAATCTCCATATAATACATCTCAAATTATCATTATCGAGAATAATGAAGAAAATGATATTACGCAAATGATAAAATATAAGATGGATATAGCAACCAAGGAAAGAGATCAATACAATCATGACTTATTTATTTGGGCTATAAAATGGTGGATTGCCTTGTTTATTTTTTGTATTACCTTATTAATTATCGAAGAAAGAACAACATTTATAAAATACTGCAAGAGAGATACTATAGAGAAAAAAATATCTATTAGTGACATGGATATTGAAATGATACAGCGCGTATCGTTACAACCTATAAATGAAGATAGTATGAATAATAAGGAAGATTTCTTTATAAATGATGATAACCATGAAAATAATAATATACAAGAACATGATCAAAATGTTCAAGATGATAATGATTTCTATAAAAAGTTAAAACAAAATATACTACACTATATCATAATAAGCGCAGGTATAACAGGATTTGAATATTTGTTTTTTCATTATGTAATTATGAAATACCATGTAATCACATCAGAAGAACTCGAATATTTACTTTATAAAATGACATTGCCTATGGTACATAAATATATACAATTACACGACGATTAAAATAATTCATTCCTGTTTGGGATAAGTTGCACTTGATTTACTTTGGAAAAATTTACTTTGGAAAAATTTATTTTTTCCAAATAACGTTTAATAACCTGTGATTCTATATACCGTTCACCATTTTCAAAATAAAATTGACTCATAAAGGCTTTTGAATTGTTTACAATTTGTTTACATTCATATTGATGTGTTTCGCACCATTGAATCTTTTCTTCCAAATCACTAAAATCATCTTTTAATTCAATGTAATGTACATATGGAATTAAACGATCTTCCATCAACCAACTCAGCTTTTTTGGTTTTGCCATCATTACTACTGAATTACTTGCCAACATCCAATTTAACGCTGAGGATTTATCATTTCCATCTACCGATATCAAATATTTGTATTTCAGTTGTTCAGTTATAGACATCTTCCCTTTTGCATATTTTTTGTAACTTTGATAATTAATCATATTTCCAGATGTATCTACGGTTCCATAAGCAATATTACTAAAAGCAATGTCCATATTATTATTGTTGTCAAAATATTTCTCAACCAAATCAAATCTGTTTGCAGGTCTATTAGGTTGACCAGTAGTTGCACCTCTCCAAAGAGCAATGTTTTTTTTTTGCTCGTATGGAATATCATTTTCAAAAACTTCTCTGGAATACAATGGTCCCCAATGTCTTTGTAAATTCGGGGCCTTTAATATAACACCTTTTTTACATTCAGATAGTCGTATTTTTGTGAAAAAATAATTATCATCATTTATTTCTACGTCCCCTATTAAATATAAAAAATACTTGTTAGGTACATTCAATATCGAAAAATAAGGTAGAAAACGTTTGGTATAACCTGACAGACCTGCCTTATCTATTACTTTCAAACCAAAATGAGTCATTTTACATATTGTACCCGTATAGATTCCATGTTTAAAAATTCCTTTTGGATATTTTTTACGCGTTGAATCCATGTCATTGGCCAATACATCTACATTCATATAATCATTGCCTGGATATACCATTTGTTTATCATACATATCACCTAAATAATATTTCACTCTATCCTCTACAAACTTTTGTTGCGAAACCTTTTTGGCGATTTCATTGCTTAATTTAAAATTAGAAGCAATAACAACATCAACAAACATATTAAATTCATTTGTTTTATCATTAAATCTTGACTCATAGTTTATTTTTTCATCTACAGCTTTCTCATTTGGATTAGGCTTATTATAATTTTGTAGTTTAAAAAACATAATTATTAAATATAATATATTTGTATTATATTTAATCTAATCTAACTTATTATTGTTATCATTATTCAGAATAACCTCTTTGGATACATTTGATATTATTTCCGATTTATCATTATCCACATCCATGTTCATAATATTTGAAACTATTTTCATATATTCTTCATCGTTTGCATATGTTGGGTTTTCAGTTATCCACTTAGGTAATTGTTTCATATTTGCTTTTGTTACTTCATCTATAACACGTTTCATTTTATCTTTGTTATCCGTATCTTGTCCCCACATATCATTATCCTTTACATAAAGTATTTTATTCTGTAAGTCACTACAATGGACAGGGCGTTGATGTAATTCTAATTCCTTTAATCCATCGATAATGATCTTACTGGTTCCATCTATAAAACCCATTTTACTTGTATTTTCTAAATCAGTAATTTGTAATTTTAATGAATTTACGAAATCCATAATATTTAATGCATCTTTACATTGTTCGTTCAAAAATACGTTAATGTTAAATTTATTATTGTTAATATTATTGTTATTGTTATTACCTATATTTGGTATCATTTCCTTCATTGTTTTTTGAAGATCCTGGTTCTGTTTCATCATATGTAAGAACATTTCCTTATAATCAACATCGTTTGTATTATTATCATTATCTTGTACACCTTTATTGTTTTGATCCATATTATTTTGATCCAGGTTATTTTCTTCCATATTATTTTGTTCAACAATACAATTTTTTTTATGTCTATAAAAACTTGAACTATGTTTATATTTCTTACCACATTCACATATCAGCGAGGACAATATAGCATTATTATAGCATTTTGTAGCATTGTGTTTTTTGCTGTCATTATGTTTATCATAATCACTTTTTTTACAGCATGAATAGTCACATTTTTCACAGTAATATTTTAGGCGAATTTTAGGCGATTTTTTTATAGCATTTTGCATATATTTATGCTATATTAAAATTCGCCTAAACCAAAATTGACACATTAAATAAAAAAGCGAAAAAAAGTTTATGCAAACAAAACAAAATTATGCAAAATGGAAATTAGAGCCTTTTGCAGTGAACCCATTTTTT